GGCCTGTGGAAGCTTTATCATGTTTCGGGGACCCGGTTTTAGTTCGGGATCATGTTCCAGATGTGCCAACGATAGAACATTCCGGTCATATTCCGGACTTGATCGAAAGTAGGCGTGATGTGACAGAACTGATGACAGATTGCGAACAACATAGTTACCTCCCTTCAGAGCCGAACAGGAGAATGGGCGCCCGCCAGACTATACATCGGCCAGCAACCGATGAGGCGCTCTTGCGTACTGTTCCTGTCCGACTCAAATCGGAGGTTACTTGGCGTGCTGCCGCAGCCAGAAGCGGCTGTTCAGGAGCCACACCATGGTGTCGATGAAGACACAGGCTTCCTCGACATCGATCTGGTAGTCGCCCTGGTCTTCCATCTCGTACACGTAGTGCGCGAGCAGGTCCCGGACGCATGACGGAGCGTCTTCGAGCCTCTTCAGGACATCCAGGTTCGTCAGAATGCTCTCCGTGTGATCGGGACTAGCGAAGCCCTCGAAGTCCGTGAACGTAGCGGTCTTGCTGAACTCCTGAGCGAGGTCGATGTATCGGTCCTCGTTCACGAACTCCGGCATGGCGCCGGTGCCGTTGGCGAACTCGATCATGTTCGACTCCTTTTCTGATATACCGCTTCTAGAACGGATTCGGCCGAAGCCACCCCTTTCAGGGTGGCCTCGACTGGAACCGTTCAGGTTCGGTTACTCGGCGGCCAGTTCGGCCTCGAGCTCACGGGCAGTCTCCTGCTCGTCCTCGGTCGGCTCGGACGTGCCGGTGTCGACCGTGTCGGTCTCCTTCGGCTCGTCGTCCTTGGCGTCGACTGCCTCGAGGCTGGCTGCGAGCTGAGCCTCCAGCTCCGCTTCGGCCTCATCGGCCGTCTGTCCGTCGCGATCCGACTCGGACTCGACCTGGTCGGCGGTCTCGGCGTCGACGTTGTACTCGGCCATCAGCGCCTGCAGGGTCTGCTTTCGCGTACCCCCACCGGTTGCGGTGCCGGCCAGCCACGCCTCGAGGTACTCGGCGAACGCCTCGCCCTCGAAGTAGACGCCGTCTCCGCCGTCACGCCTTGCGGTGCCGTGCCTCCACGGCACCTTCAGGCTGTACATCGTCTGCGGCTCGACCGTCTCCGGCTTGCCCTCGTCGTCGACGCCCAGCTTCCCGGACTCGCGGCCCTTCGCCGTCATGATCTGAGCGGCGCGGTAGGGCGACAGGTTCGAGTGAGTGGTGGTGCTCGACATAACTCCTCCATATTGAGTTATGTTACCGAATCGCATGTACGATTCGGTCGTACGGAACTTCCGCACGCTTCCGATATATTTACCTAATAGGTAAATAGATCCGAAGTCTACGTAAGTTACTCGGATTAAAAACCGGTAGTATTATTTCCTTCTATTATAATAATATCTGGGCTTATTGGAAATATCAAGACTTTTTAATAGAAAAAAATAGAATTTTGGCAAAACGCATTTTCCGGAAAGAACGTACTTGAGACCTTGTAGTCTCAAGTACGCTCTCCCCGTCTAGTTCTGTTCTACTTGACTGCTCCTTCTGTTTCGCTCCACTGCCGGAGCTCGTTCATCTTGTCTTCGGAGAGACCGATCAGGAACGTCTCGGTCCGCTTCATCTCGGAGTCGAGAAACTCCTCGTCTTCGTCGGTCTTGGCGTCGTTGAAGTCGAGAGCCAGGATCTTGTAGTAATCCTGCAGGGCAACACAGAGAGTTTCGAATTTCTCTTCTCTCAGCTCTTGCGTAACTTCGGACATCTCGTTTCCTCTCTCGATTCGGTACTGAATGTACCCGGCAGCGTACGGTCTCGAGTTCCGTACGCTCCCAGCTAGTTCAGTCTCCCTCGATGCATTCTCCGTTTTCCGACAGAGCTATGAAATGATTCGGACATATCCGTCTCGGATCGTAGCCTCCGGTTAGTTTCTGATCTGCGGCGTCATCGGCTCCGATCGGAATCATCTTCGGATCGCAACCGCACGGAACGTACGACATCCGTTGTCTCGGAGTGTACGTCTGTTTCCGTTGGTAGTCGGCTTTCTGTCTGATCGATGATTTACCTCTAGCCACCGTCTCGACTCCTTCGGCTTATCGGTACTCTTCTAGAAGTTGTTCGAGAGTTTTGTTGTTCGGCCGGTTGTTGCCGCCTCCGTACGCTCTTCTTCCGCGGTAGTTCGTCTTGTTCCCTTCTCCCGTAGCTGTTGCGGTTTTCTTGCCGGTTCTGTAGTTGATTCGAGAATTGTATCTGTCGTTTGGTCCGACTTCTCGAGTCAGTTCGTGTTTCTCCGGATCTATTACGGGTGTTACGTTCCATTTCGATTCCGGAACGTACATTGCTCGAGTTGGATTCGAAGTCTGTCCGGATACTATCTGCTGCTCTCGGCTCTGATGCCGCTGAATCTTCGGCCTGTAGCCTCTGAGCGGAAACGGCGGAACTTTCAGTTCTGACGCTGCTCTTCGGAAGTACAGTAGAGCCGCTATTTCTCGGACTCTGCGCTTCTCTTCCGGAGTAAGTTCCCGAAGTTCAGGCTTTTTGGTTTTCATCTCGACTCCTTCCGGTTTTAGAAATTTGTATTTTTTTAGTTATTATAATTATATAGGGTTTTAATGGAAATTACTAGTCTTTTTAAATGGAAATAATTAGAAATTTGGCAATTGGCAAATCCGTTCCTTTCGTTTGTTTCGGGCTTTTGTTCGGTCATTTCGATTTCCTTACGGGTAGATGCGCCACACCGACGCAACCGTTCCGAACGGTTCCGATTCGAGTGATCTCGTCATTGCGGACTTCAGGTGCTTTCCGCACACGATCCGATCCGTCGATTCGTCTCCGACTCGTACGACGAATTCGGCTACGTTCCAGCAGCTCGTCGATCCGGTAGCGAACTGAATTCCGGAACAGGTTCGGGGCTTGGCGGAGATTTCGGCCAGTTCGGTTTTTTCGGGCATGTCGGTATCCTTTCGGAACGGAAGGAAAGTTCGACCATTTCGAACTTTCGCGCAAACGCGACTATTTCGACATACCCGAGCCTGCGCGCTAGCGCGAACTAGCGTGCGCTAGGGGCGCACGATCTCTCGCGCGCCCCTCGCGGTCACTCCGCCACAGGTGCGGCGTACTCTGCGAGCAGACTTGCTAGGGTTGCGCTGGAGCGTGAACCCTGCGCCTTGCCTTCGCGCCACGACGCTAGCCACTCGGCAAACGCATCGCCGTCAAACCAGTTATACGGGCGCGTCGCTTGCTTGTAGCCAGCGATCAGTTCGCTCTTGTGATACCCGTAGAACGCTTGCGAGGACGGGCAGTGCGGTGACGTTGCCGTCGCGCAGTCCGAGATCTTGCCCATGTTGCCGCAAGTGTGTCCGTTGGCACGCGCCTCTGAGAACGCCACCATGTATGCCGAATAAGGCGTGAGATCGCTGTGAGCCATCGCGCGCCTCCTTTCGTGTCGTGCGCTCGCCGCGCGAGCGCTAGCTCTAGCCTAACCATACCCGCGCGAGATCGCAAGATTTATAAATTCAGTAGCTCTCGCTCGCGCGATTTGAGATTTTCATGTTATACCTTTTCCTACCTTTGCCTTCACTGTGACACTTGCCATTGCTTTTCCCGTTGGTCATCTGGTAAAATCAAGATAGAAGGAGTCTCACGATGACATCGGACTTCGACGTAAGGCCTCAAAGGACTCTACCGAGAGTAAGCACAATAGGCAAGGGAGGCGAACGAGCAGATGGATGAGACCGGAAGCGGAACCGGAAAGCCGGAACTGAACGAGATGCAGTTCTTCTCCGAGAAGCCGATTGAGGCTGCTAAGAGGATCATCGAAGAGAGTGCTCCGTTCGCTGCCCAGTCTATTGCCACTATGGCCACTGACGACACTATCGCTGCTAGTGTGAGGCTTAGGGCTGCTCAGTACATCGTTGACAGGAACCTCGGCCCGGTTGGTCAGGGTGGAGACGAGCAGGGTAGGCTCGAGGCCTTCCTGGAGGAACTGTCCACCGAAGCGAATCGAGGACACTGACATATGTCTCTATCTCAGCTGATTGCCATTCTGGCATTCGCAATCGCTCTGCTGATGCATCTGTTCGGATGGGGCTCAGGTAAGGTCGATGTTCTGACCTTTACGCTAATCGGTCTACTCTGTCTAGCGCTTTCTGGTGTCGGACCGGTACTTAGGGTCCCCTGGAAAAGAAACCCGCCAGCATAATGGGGAACCTAACTGACAAGATAACTCTGCAGACTCTGAACGCTGTAGGTGTCAGTACAGTCAACGGTAACTGGTTTGATCTCAGTGCTTACGTAGATGGTGCCTTCTGGATCGTTATGACTGTAGGCGGAACGCTTACGCCGACGTTCCAGATGTCTCCTGATAACGGGATCACGCTTGTTACTCCTATTCCAGTGGCGGAGCTAGCAGCGCCAGCAGGCATTTCTGCTCCGGGAGCTATACGGTATCCGTTTATAGGCGTAGTTAACCAAGCGTGGGTACGTGTGAGCTCAGCCATTACGGTATCTGCAGTGACAGCAGTCGTATACTTCCTAGGTCGGGCTAGATAAGGGCCTGTGGAATCCTGATGTTGTGAGGGCCCGCGCCGAAAGAAATATCGGAAATGTACAATAAGAAGCAATGACTGAAAAGAGAAGGTTATGGCAGTACTTGCTTTGGCGGCGCCAGTCACGCAGATTGGGAGTGCGTCTGGTAGCACTCCTGGCGCAGGCATCGTTACACCGAACATTCTTCCCGCAGCTGAAGCTGGTGTCCTAACGGGCAACACTGGGTTTACGTTCCCGAATAACGGAGCGGTCCTGCTTAGGCTGTGCGTAGGAGTTGCAGGAGCAGGAAACGTTACCTTTCTTACCCAGAGGACCATTGAGAGCTTTGGGGCTACCATTCCACCTATTGCTGTAGTTAACAGCACCAACTATCTCTGGGGACCTTTCAGTCCGGCGGACTTCAATGACGTCAACGGATTGTTCAATGCGAACATTTCCGTTGTAACTGGTAACACGGTTGGCGTCTACCAGCTTCCCGCTAGCGTCTTCGGAAGGTAAGTCTCATGGCGTTTACTTCTGGTACACTCACGTTTACGGTTACCTCTGGCACTCCTAGTGCTGTCTCCTCGGCAGGCAACACGCTTTCAGATGGTACGTACACCATTACCGTTACGGGTGACAACACCGGATTCACTCTTGACATTGTTACGCCATATGGCGCAACTGGTCAGTCGGGGTTCACTAAGGGAGACGACATCGAATGAGCCTGCCTGACAGGACTGCTACGATTACGTTCACCGTTACAGCGGGCGTGGCTAGTACTCCTGTCATTTCGGGTGGTACTGTTCCTCCTGGTACGTACACTATCCAGATCGGCTTGCGTTCGATTTCGAACTCGAACTATCTGGCTATTGTAACTCCAACTGGTGTAGCGGAGAACTCCAACTTCGCTGCACCGTTCGCAGGACTTTAGAAGGGAGGTGCACATGCCTTCGGTAGATGCATACTTCAAGTCAATTGGCTACGAGCCGTTTAGGGAGCAGTGGTCGTTTCATAGGAGTAAGGCCAGGTTCCGAGTAGCTACTTGCGGACGAAGGTTCGGCAAGTCGACAATGGCAGCTCGAGATGCTATTCCGAAGCATGTGCTCATTCCTGATGGCTATGTATGGCTAGTGGGCCCCAACTATGGACTGGGCGAAAAAGAGTTCCGTGTCATCTGGAAAGACCTGATTATCAAGAAGAAGTTCGGTAGGGACAAAAGAGTAAAGAAGGCTTACAACGTTCGCCAGGGAGACATGTTCATTGCGTTCCCTTGGGGTGCAAGAGTAGAGGTTAAGTCGGCTGAGAACCCAGATTCACTCGTGGGTGAAGGTCTCCACCATGTCATTATGTGTGAGGCAGCCAAGCATAAGCAGGAAACGTGGGATCGGTTGATCAGGCCTGCGCTGACTGATTTCCATGGCTCAGCAGACTTTCCAACTACGCCTGAAGGGTTCAACTGGATCTACGACTTGTTTGGTTTCGGTCGTGATCCTACGCTTCCAGACTACGAGTCCTGGAAGTTTCCCAGCTGGGCAAACTCTCATATCTACCCCGGAGGAGAGACAGACTCGGAAATTGAGTTGCTTCGGGCCACTATGGATCCGGCTTGGTTCTCACAGGAAATTGCTGCTGACTTTGCTAGCTTCGTTGGCAGGATTTTCCCTGACTGGGACGAGTTCCTGCACATTCGTCCGTATGTTTTCAATCCAGCCTGGAAGAATTACATTACTATTGACTTTGGTTATACTAACCCTCTAGCCATTGTAGAGTTTCAGGTATCGCCTGACGATAGAATATTCGTATGGAGGGTGTACTACAAGTCGTACAAGACCTTGATTGATGCAATTGGTGAGTACAAGGCTCAGGATAACCCTCCAGGGTACCATGTCAACATGGGGTTCGCAGATCCAGCAGATCCTGAGGGTGTAATAGTTGCAGGTCAGCAGTTCGGGTTCCCGTTCTATGCGCCTAAGGAACTGAAGTCCCTATATACTTGGCTAGATGGTATCATGCTGATGCGTGATTTCATGAGAGCTGATCGGGAAGTTAGTCAGGATGAGTACGGAACGCCAGAGTATGAGCCGTCGTTCTTCGTAGATCCGTCGTGTAGAGCCGTGACTAAGGAGTTCTCGAACTACAGGAGCAAGGATCCAATTAAGGGTCGCAACGTTCCCGAATTGGGTAATAAAGTTGAAGACCACACAATAGACGCACTGAGGTACGCTTTGGTGTGTCTTTACAAAATGGGTGCCAGTTATAGCCTAGCCGACGTAATGACTGAAGGTGCGACTGAACTAGTAGAGCTGTCTTCTAATGCAAAGGGTGTTGAGCGGGGAGCGCCTAATAGGACTAGTGAACTGATAGCAGCCAATTCTAGATCTGCAACAAGTATTATGGATTTGGACAGTGATATGTTCGGTTCGCACGAAGGATCCATATTTGGCGGCACATTTACTATGGATAAGGACTTCTAGGAGGTGAATAATGACTGATAACGGGCCTGTGGAATCTCTGTCAGATGAGGAGAGGCGCGCTGCCAAGCCACGTATTCGTGCTCAGATATTCGACCTCAATAATTTGGAACGGGTTGACCTTAACGACGTCCTAAATCACAGTGACCCGGTGATTGTTAGTGGTGAAACTGGTAGGGAGTTCATTGTTGTTGCGCCTAGGTATCCTGAGCCAGAGATCATATCTGGTAGAGGTGCTCTTATTCCTGATGTTGGCGATCGTCAGATGTCTCTTGCTGGATTTGGGAGTAATCCGCAGCCATATGCTGGTCTTCCTGCTGAAACAGGCAACCAGAGGATCGGAATTGGAGCAACTTCCGGTACAATTAAGCCTCATACTAGGGTTGATCTGTCTCAGAGCATTGGTGTTAGCGATTCTGACACTATGGGTACTGAGTTGGGCACTGCAGTAGCATCACCGTGGACGGCTTGGACTCGTAGAGAGTACAATGCAGACCTGTTCGGATTTAAGGGTCTGCGTATGTATGACAAGATGCGTAAGAGTGATGGTACCGTACGTGGTACTATGCGTCTTGCTAAGACTCCTGTTCTAGCTGCTCAGTGGGGTATCAAGCCTGCAAGTGAGAGCACTAGAGATGTAAACATTGCGAACTTTGTTTGGAACAACCTGACCAAGTGGACGTCTATGTCCTGGTCCCAATTTGTCACTGAAGCCCTGCTTATGTTGGACTTCGGCTACTATATGTTCGAGAAAGTGTTCGATTATGGCGAGAATGTAACCAATGATCCTAGTGCTAGAGGCAAGATCTGTTGGAAGAAGTTCGCGCCTAGGCACCCGATGGATGTCAAGGAATGGTTCTACGACATAAATGGTGGACCTCTTTCGGTAGACATGTGGGCTCCTCCAGTTTGGCCTGGTGAGGCAGCTGTTGCTGGTGGTCCTCAGAGCATTCCGCCTACCTTCCAGGGTGGAACTATTCAAGCGTTCTCTAGGTGGATTAACATTCCAATTAGCAAGCTGATAGTGTTCTCCTTTGACAAGGAAGCAGGTAACGTAGAAGGTATATCTATTCTCAGGTCTGCCTATAAGCACTGGTACTACAAGGATAACCTGTATAAGATCGATGCTATTCAGAAGGAACGGCATGGTATTGGTATCCCTGTCGTATCTCTTCCTGTAGGATATTCTAACGATGACTTGAAGCTAGCTGACCAGCTAGGTCGAAACCTTAGGACAAACGATCGAGCCCATGTTGTACTGCCTCCATTGTGGACGTTGGCATTCGCTGAGCTTAAGGGTCACCCGGTTGACTGCATTCCGAGCATTAAGCACCATGATCAGATGATTCCTCAGGGCATCCTGGGTCAGTTTATGGTCACTGAGAAGACGGACATTGAAGAGCAACACACGATGTTCCTGAAGGCAACAAGGTTTACGGCTGACATCCTACTGGATGTAGTGAACAAGTATGCCATTCCTCAGCTGGTTGACTTTAACTGGACTAGATCCGTATATCCTGAGGTATACGCCAAGAGGATTGGCGAGCAGGAAGACTGGCGTACTCAGAGCTTTACGCTTAGGAACTATGTCGGTGCAGGTATTATTGTTCCAGATGATGATCTGGAGAACCAGATCCGGGATGAGATGGGTCTTCCACCTGTTAACACTGCTACGGCTCGTCTGGTTCGTACTCCTGCACAGACTAACCCGCAGAAGATTCAGCCTGCACCTAGTGAAGAGCCAGGTCCCGGACACCAGACTTTGCCGGCAAATATGCCTGGACAGCCAGCAACGCCTAGTGAGCCTCCGCCAGCGCAGCCATCGCAACCCGAACAGATCAAGGGGCCGATTGGTCTTCAGCCTGGACAGCAGCAACAGTCTGGTGCAGGTGTAGGTGCACAGCATAAGCAAAACGCTAACGTTCCTGGGCCTAATGTACCGCCTCCGAAGCCGCCTAGGGTTGGGCTACCAAGGCAAACTAAGCCTGGAACTGTTGCTCCGTCTACTGGCAAGGGTGACAGTTCAGGCAAGGGTAACAGAAGGGGCCAGTAATGACAAGGAGAAAAGCATGCAGAGGGTTGTAGTCTCTGGGTCAGCAATCGCTAGCCCTATTACGGCTGAAGGTGTAGTTCTAACTCTTCCGTTCGTTCCTGTAGAGGGAGAGGCTTCTGGGATATTGTGGAGTCATCTCGTAGTTGATGCATTTGTCAACTTTACTCCTGGAACAGGAGCTACACAGCTAACAGTCAGGTTGCGCAGAGGCACTACTATTGCAGGTACACTGATCGGAGCGGCTCTAGTAGTTGCATGTGCAGCTGGAGCTCCTCAGTCCCTAGCAATAATGGCTGACGATCCTGTCATTCAGACAACTCCGCCTAATGTACCAGGTCAGCAGTACGTGCTGACAGTTCAGCAGTCAGCAGGACCAGCGACTGTTGCTGGTGCTTCGAACTACGCCGTTGCTCACGCGACTGCGAACTAGGAGGAAAGGTATGAAGAGATCAGTCGCGTCGGCAACTGGACTTGCAGGCGCAGCTACTGCTGAATTCGTAGCTATGACATTGCCAGGTGTTCCGCTTCCAGCAGAACCTGGCGGACTGCTTCTTAGTCATGTCATCGTAGATGGATTCGTTAATTACTCTACAGGTACTCTGACTACTGCAGTTACACTGCGTGTAAGGCGTGCGAGCCTAGTCGGAACGCTAGTAGGCGTCGCACAGGTACTCACAACGACTGCGTCTACTACTTACTCTATTCCGTTCTCGGTAGACGATCCGCTTATAGCGGCAACTCCACCTACTATTCCGGGTCAGATATATGTAGTTACTCTTCAGCAGACGAGTACGGGAGCTGCTGGAACAGTGAACTACTCAGTAGCTACGGCTACTACGAGTTAAGGACGGACAATGGCAAAGGCAGGGTATTCAGCGCAGACAGGCGCAGCTGTAGGTCTTCTTGCTGCTACGGCTAAGACGATTATATTCGTTACGGGTACTGCGAACTTCGGTATGGACTGGAAGAAGTATCGTCTGTCTTTTGACGGTGTCACTGCTTCTGCCGTTCCGGTCTTCGTAGAGCTGAACTACAACACTGCAGCGACTAACTCCACTGCAGGTACTGGTAACACGAACCTAGCGACTACGCCTAACATTCAGCAGATATACGGTCGGGCTATCACGCTCGGATTCACTGGTGGGTACAACTGTTCGTCTGAGCCTACGGTTCAGACCAACGTTGACGCGTACCTGCTTACGCCTAACGGTGGTACGGTCGTGTATGACTGCCCGCTCGGTGACGTTCCCGACGCTGCAGTCAGTAACGGGTTCTCTATTAGGCTCACGGCACCAGCTGTCGTCAACGCTCGTGCATCCATGTTCTTCGAGAGGATCTGATATGGGAAACACTCACGCAGACGTACAGGAGATGCTCGCGGACGTCCGTGCAGGTGTCCCTGTCGTAGTAGATGTAGACGGAACTGAACACGAGATCACTGGTGTAAAGATCGTTCATGAGCACGAAGAGAACGCTGACTCTGGGTTCGGACCCGACGGTCAGCCTACTGAAGCGGCTAAGGTAGGAGTAGGAGCACAGGTTAAGGCAGTTATTCAGACTGCTTCTTCTGCTCCTGCTGACTCTCCTGCTGAAACTGCAACAGCTCTTCCCTAGCACTAAGTGAGGCGGACATGCAGTGCTACTACTGCCACCGGAAGATCCGGAAGGCATCGGGAACAGCGAGGACCTTCATAGTGGACAGCGAACCCGATTCAACTGCTCCGGCAGCGATTCAACATCGGGATCGCTTCCACTGTGAAGCGTCGCCTTCTATGATGCATTTTCCTGAAGCATATAAGATAGTCGAAGCAGGACCCAGAATATTTTGATAGGAGTGACACATGCCTTCTGTTGCTTGGTCTGCTCCCGTCCTCGACGTCCTCGGGGCGACTGCGACAGCTAGCCCGGCCATCGCAGCAGCGGCAACTGACATTTCGCCGTACACGCAAGTTATTCCGGCTGACAGCTTGAAGGCTGGAACGCGGGTGCGAATCCTGGCTCAGGGCAACATTGTTACGTCGGCGGCGACAGCGACGCCTACCTGGGGGTTCTACATGAACCAGGTGGGTACGGCGTTCGCTACTACCCCGGCAATTCTTGGCGTGACTGCTCCGGTTCTGGTTCCTAACACCGGGTCCGCTAACTGGCCTTGGGAGATGGAGTACAGGGGAATTATCCTGGCTGTATCTACGTCTACCGGTACTAACGCAAGTGTCCGGGGCAGAGGCTGGCAGCAGCAAGCTACTGCGATCAGTGCAATGGGACTGCCGAGCACGCTGCCCATTACTAATGCACTAGCGACTGTGGCTCAGACTGCGACCGGGCTGGTCACGAACACGAACCAGAACATCTACGTGGTTACTACGCCCAACGTGACCACCGCCCTGACCAGCATCACCTGCGAAGAGCTTACCGTTGAGCTATTGGGCTGACCTCCTGCCCTAAAGAGGAGGTGGGCCGGTGTCAATAGCTGAAGATGCCAGTGCCCCAGCGGCGCTTACCAATACTGCGAATGCAGCCCTAACGACTACGAGCTTTACCCCACCTGCAAACTCTCTGATCCTGGCCATCGGTAACGTCGGCAACAACACTGGGTCGGGTACCGCTACCGGGACCGTCACCGATTCGATCAGCTCCGCCTGGACGCTGCTGAAGCGCGCCAGCGCTGGTAACGGCGGCGCGTCGGAAGTGTGGGCGGCTGACGCCGGGGCCAGTCCCGCAGCGCGGACTGTTACCTACACCCCGGCGACGGGGACCAACTTCCTCGGCAACTCGTTGTGCGTCAAGGTGCTCACCGGGGCGCAGCCTAAGGCGACCTGCCTGGGCGCTTCGGCCACGGCGCTGAACACAACTGCTTTTGGCATCGCGATCACCCCCACGCAGGTGAACTCGCTGTTGTGCGGCGGCCTGGTGGACGTGATCGCTGCCGGAGCGCTAACCGTCAACGGGGTCACCACTGCCTGGCAGAGTGTTAGTGACAGCGGCGATACCGAGAGGTACGCAGCATTCCGGCTGACCGGCCTCACGTCCAGCTTGTCCACGCAAACCATAGGGTTTAGCAACACAGCCGCCGATGGCCAGAACATAGTCGCTATTGAGATTCTGCCTGCTGGGTCCGTAGTTAGCGGCGGCTCTGCTTCTTGGAGCTTGCCCTGGCAGCCTGCGCTGTCAGGGACGTTCGGCCCGGTTCAGCCGTTTGTAGGACCGGTAGCTGCTATAGCTCCTGTCGCCGTCGCAGCTCCTGTTACAGCTCAACCAAACCAGGTAATTGTCGCTCCTAGTCAAACTACTACAGACGCTGCTAACTGGTAAGGGGGTAGGTCATGGCTATTATGGGTCGCAGTTACCCGAATACCCCTATCCTCTCTCGTAATGATCTGCAGGACGCTCCAGATACAGGACTTAGAACACAAACTATAGTAAACTGTATGGGAGCTGTTGCTGCTGCGGCAGCTATGATCATTGCTCCTAGTCCGATTATTGCCCATGGGCACCAAGATCCTACTGACTTCAATAATCCTAGTTCTAGAACTATAGTTGCTTCACAGCCAACACCAACTGTTTCAGGTACTCCTCCGGCTACATTTAGGAACTCACTACAAGACGCACCTGATGTTAATCCAACTCAGCCTATTGTTGTTGTCCAGCCTAGTCCTGTTGTACCTGGTAATATTTCGACTATTAGAGGCCTAGAAGATCCTACTGACTTTAATTCTCGAACTCGTGTTATAATTTCTTCACAGCCTACTCCTACGATATCTGGTATAGTAATCGTATCACAGGCTCCTCAGGCACCTGTTATTGTTACTTTCGGGCCTACTACTGTACCAATAGTCACAGAACAGCCTACCTCTGCTAGTCCCTATACTGTTACTCCTAATCCAGTAACGATAAGAAGTACTCTACAAGATTCTCCTGTCCTTACAACAAGTCCACCTATTGTTGTAGATGCCTCGTCACCTGTTATTCCAGGTTCGTCAACCGTTATCAGAGGTACGGAAGATACCTCCGATTTCATTACTCCAAGATCTTCTCGCATAATTGTTACAACGTCTCCTACTCCCACAATATCTGGTTCTGTATCATCGTTTAGGAATACTCTACAGGACCCACCTGTACTAACGACTCCACAGCCACTTGTAGTTTCGCAACCTACACCAACGATACCTGGTACCTCTGCTGTTTCGCAAGCTCCTCAACCGCCAATCATACCGCCCTCGGGTGCTACGACTGTTCCTGTTGTAGAAGTTCAGCCGACATCTGCTTCACCTTATACCGTTAATCCAGTTCCAGAGTTGATTAGGAATACTCTACAAGATCCTCCTGTTCTTACTACTGCCGATCCTATAGTATCTGTTCAGCCTACTCCTACTATTGCTGGTTTCTCTAGTATATCTCGTACTCCACTTAGACCGCCTAACCCAGTACAGCCAATAGTCGTAGTAGCTCCTACTAAGTTCCCACCTGATAGTGTTCGTATACTTGTTAGTAATCCGCCTCCGTATAACTATGTTGCATCTCCTGATCCTATTTTGTCTGGAGTGCAAGGTATATCGTTTGGAGGTCCTGGTCCTGGTCTAGGTTACATAAGTCTTGTTCGAACGGCTCTTCCTCCGCCTCCTCCACCTCCAACTCACGTTGGTGGAACTGTAGTTGCTGTTGATAGTCTGGTTAATACTACTAAGGCAGTTGATAGTTCGGCTAGTTCTGTATCAGCATTTGACCGATTGGCTCCGAATACTGTGTCTGCAACAGATAGTCCAGTTGGTACTGTAGGGGCGTATGATAGACTTGCTAATACTACAGGTGCATTCGATTACTTCCTCTAGGAGTTAATATGGTTAATACATACTACACAGGGTCTCTTGTACGAATGGCAACGTATAGCGGAACTCTAGCAACTCCAACTGGAGGTTTCAGGGATGTTAACGGAAACCTTGCAGACCCTACGACTGTAGTACTCAAGTACAAGCCTGGATCTGCAGCTGCTACAGTAACTATTACCTTCCCTGATGTTCGCATATCCAAAGATGCCGTAGGTCTGTATCATGCAGACGTAGACACTACGGGCTTGCTACCAGCTGGTGTCGCTCTAGATGAGTGGACCTATGAGTGGATAGGCACTGGCGCCATTATAGCTCCGGCACTCAACATATTCGAGGTTAAAGTAGGACTATGAGTACAAGATGGATATCGTTCTGGCGGATAGTTGCATCTGGAGTAATACTGCTCTGCCTAGTGTTTGCTATATCCTGGCCCTGGATGCAGCACTGGTATGCTTACAAGACAGGGACCATATGTGGACCAACGGGTCTTCCTTACTGTTACTGGTCTGGGTTCGGAAGCGTGTTCCCTTGGTCACCTCTTGCATTGACAGGTGTATTCGGATGGCTTGTACTACAGTACAAGAGATACAATTGTCACGATCCCGAAGGCTGGCTTCCTTGGGGCTGCTGGCGTCTAGGCAAGTATGAAGCTGCGGGTGGAACATTCAAGCTCTGTAGACATCATCACCCTGATCTAATGGGTAAAGAACTAACCAGGGAACTTATACACAAACATCATGCACTTCATAAGGCAAGACAGGAAAGACGACTACTATAGTTCCTGTGGAAACTGTATGTCTAGGGTTCCGGTGTTTCCCAATGTTATACAATCCGTTGTGGTTCATAGTGGACTTACGGTAAAATCAAGATAGCGAGAGACTAAGGAGTGTGAATGGCCAAATCTGGTGCAGAAGACAGTGTGTTGACTGGGATCTCGGTTGCATACTCTGACCAGGTTAGCCATCCTAAGGTCAGGATGACCAAGAAAGCAAGGAAGAAGGCTCGAGGCAGACTTAAGAATGACGGAGAGCCTATCAAGCCCTTCGGAATGTCTAGTTCTCGTAAGCGTATTACGCCTTCTGATCCTGCGCAGAACAACCCTAATGATATTGGGGCCAAGATTATTCCCCAGGGTACTGGACCAATGTGATGAAAATATGTCGTAAGTGTAGTGGTGTTCTTATTGTTGGTAAGAACATTACTGCGCTGCGTTTCTCACATGGAGATTATATTTGCAAAGATTGCACAGCATCATATGCTCGTAGTCGATATGCTACGTACCGTAAACAGTATAACGAAGACAATGCGAATCAGATCAAGAAGTATCAGAGAGAGTACGGTAGTAGTGAACAAGGACGTATGAAGCATGAAGCTAATCATGCGCGTCGTAGGCAATCACTGCAGGTATCGTGTGAACATAGTTCCTGCGTAAGTGGCATAGATCGTCGAGCCGTATGGGGACGTGACGAAGGCTGCTGTCGCATCAAGCTAGTCTGTAACGGAGACTTCGTTCCGTTTGAAGAAATGCATCTAGACCACGTTATACCACTTTCTAAGAGTGGGCTTCACTGTCTCTATAATGTTCAGACAGGCTGCTCACAGTGTAATCGGTCTAAGCATGCGAAACTAATCGAGGCGATGATGTGATGGCTAGAACTAAAAAGGGCTCAGGGTCACAGACCGGAGCAGCTGCTCGAGGCGGAATTAAGGCTAAGAGGGCTTCTGGTGGAGCACCTGCTAGCGATGCTGGAAGCTCTGGATATAAGGGCGGAGGTAGACCAGGTAAGCCGGCTCCCGCAGGAGGCACAGGATCGACTAGTAAGTCGGCATACGGTATTTCTTCTGGATCTTCTACTGCCTCTAACAGACGATCTTCTAAGGTCGCTCCTGCTTCTAGTGCAGCGGGTACCTCTAACAAGACCGGCAAAGCCTCTCTGGCTGATCATGTTCCGGCTCACACCTTTGCAAATTCCACGATGCCGCGTATGGACAGGCAGCCTGGAGCTTCGGCACGACCTACCCCTAGTGACCTAGATAAGCCTTCCGGATCATCTTACGCCGAACCTGACGCTGATGACAAGAACAAGTCTATGGCTCAGGGTATGGGATTTAAGGCAGCTGCTTCTTCTGCTGCTAAGTCCGCCGGTGTATCTGCTCAGCAAGGTGCCGCTATGGTAGCTGCAGCTTCTCAGAAGGCTGGGTCCAAGGCGAAGAAGGCTAATCCTAACCTGGCTAAGGTTGCCCGTAAGGGCACGACTAAGGGCCCAGGAGGTGACTTCTCGTGAAGTTCGGGTACTGGGCCGATCTGGCAGCGCTTAAGCTAGGAGACGACGGAACTTCCGTTTGGATCCAAGCTATGCCACTTGGCGAGTATACCCACCCGGTGTATGGCAAGGTCAACATTACACCTGACAAGGTCACTAGATTTGCTGACAACGTCAATAATGGCGTTCGAACGCAAGATCTGGATATCGACTACGACCATAAGGCCAACGGTGGAGAAGCTGCTGGGTGGATCAAGGAAGCTGAAGCTAGGCCAGATGGACTTTGGATCCTAGTCGAGTGGACTAAGTCGGCCTACCAGAAGCTCAAGGAGAAGGCCTACAGGTATTTTAGTCCTGAGTACAACGATGAGTGGGAGCACCCCAAGACGGGGGTGAAGCACAAGGATGTTCTGTTCGGCGGAGCGATCACTAACCGACCGTTCCTTAAGGACATTGTTCCAATTAATCTCAGTGAGTTGTTCAAGCATCCGGAGCCAAGTCCGGATCCGTCTCCAACGCCTCCGAAGGGAGGAACGCGCATGGACCCGAAGGTTCTCCGTGCCCTCATCGGGCTTTCGGAGACGGCTACGGATGAAGAGGTTACGAAGAAGTTGGCAGAGATGGCTGCTGCAGCTAATCCGCCTACTCCTCCGACGCCTCCTACTCCTCCGACCAAGAGTGATCTGGACATCCAGAACTCCTCGATTCCTGACCTGCTTCGGCAGCTGAGTGACCTTAGTGGTAACCCAGGTGTGAAGGCTCTGACCGAACTGGTTGAGGCTCAGCAGCGTCAGCTGTCTAGTCTGAAGGAAGAGCAGCAGAAGGTCATGGTCGAGCGCATGATCGATAGCCTCGATGGTGCCAAGTACGCTGTTCCGCCAGTAGTCAAGGACCGTCTTCGTGAAATCCTTATGGAGGCCCCTGAAGGCCTTGGTAAGGAAGTTTTCGAAGCCTACAAGAAGACCCTGGAGCTCGGCGTCATTGACATGACCGAGCGTGGTTGGCAACGTCGTGGCGATGAAAAGTCGCCAACTCAGCTGTTCCTGACCGAGATCGACAGCATCATGACTGATGCTGCTGCCAAGGGCCGTAAGATGACTCACGCTCAGGCCTCTGTGCAAGCTGCTAGGGAGAATCCCCAGCTGGCTGAGCAGTATAGGCAGGACGCGTACATTCCATCGGATGGGAGGTGACCTAGGTGGCTGGACAGGATCACCTTCTTGCCAAGGCATTTCTGACCACAGGTGCTGCAGCGTACGTTTACGGACAGTGCGTTGTAGCTGTTGCCGGAACCGCTCTAGACCCGAACCAGATGGTTCAGGCTACTACGGGTGCTAATGCAGCTAATGCTCCGACTCCTCTGGGGCTTTGCCAGGAGAACATTGACCTGGTCAAGGTTCAGACCGGCAAGGCGTACGCGTCGGTTGCAATTGCTGGTATCGCCTACGCAATCTGGGATGGTGTCGGAACTCTTAACCCGGCAGCATCGTTGATTCCATCGGGTGTCGTTGCAGGTCGTCTGGCTGCAGTTGCAGTTGGTACTACAGGCAGGCCTCAGGTAGGGATCTACCTTGGTGATGCCGGTGGTACTACTGCTGCGGCTGCTGCAGGTGACATCATCGCCGTTCTGCTCACGCCCGGCGCGAGAAGCTAAGAGAGGAGGCAACCAGAAATGGCAGTTTACAACCCATCCGGATCAGGTAACGTTCACGTTGACGTCGTACTGACTAACGTGTCGGTAGCCTGGCCGAATGAGGGCCTGGTTGGCGAAGTCCTCTTCCCAGTCGTGCCCGTGATGAAGCAGTCGAACAAGTACTACATCTACAACGGTCGTGAGGGCTGGTATCCAGCACTTGACGACAGTCGTGCACCTGGCGACGAAGCGAACGAGATCACCGGTATGGCGATGTCGGTCGACACGTACTACGCACAGGAGCACGCACTCCAGCTGGCGATTACGGACGAAGAGCGTGAGAACGCTGACAGTCCTCTGAACCCAGATGTCGATGGTACCGAGATGATCACGTCTCGTGTCGCCCTCGGTAAGGAGTACAGGATCTATCAGAAGGCGGCTGTTGCTTCGGCATACCTGGCCGCTCTTACTGTTGACCTGAGCACTGCTCCTACTGGGTTCGGTCCTCAGTGGGACAGCTCGGCTGCTGCCACACCTATCAAGGACATCCGTACTGCTATGAGGCTGATTCACAAGAACTCGTTCTTGCAGCCGAACCAGGCCGTGATTTCCTACAAGGTGATGTCTGCACTCGAGGACAGCCAGGACCTGATCAACCGTATCCAGTACGTGGAGCGTGCGATCCTTACTCCCGACCTTGTCGAGAGCCTGCTTGGTCTGTCTAACTGTGTCGTGCCTGGATTCGGGTTTGCCTCGAACAACCCAGGTCAGACTCTTACTCTCCAGTACCTCTGGAACATTGAGGTCGTGCTGGCCTTCAACCCGCCTCGTCCGGGTCTCAAGACTCCTGCCTTCGGGTACGAGTTCGCTTGGGGATTCGGTGGAGGTCAGGATCGAGTCGTGGACAGGTGGAGGGAAGAGCGTCGTGCGAGCGACATTGTTCGTCTTCGTACCCGTTACGACCTCAAGCTGGTCGGGCTTGACCCAGCTGGCGCAGGTAAGAGCATTTGTGGCTTCCTGTTCGTCAACACCTTGTCCTCCGGCTTCGTCGGTTGATGGGAGGAACAACAATGGCTGACATTGCTGAGGCGCCTGCTAAGCAGCGCTGGGTAGCATATTCGGATCTAGGTCCTAATGGTGCGTCAGGGTCCTTCGTAGACCCTGACAACCATGGTGGAGTAGATTCCGACAACTGGAAGTACATGGTAGATCACCGAGTAGTTCTTCCTCTTGGTGACCCGGATGCAGCTCTCGTAATGGGATCTGCAGGAGCAGTTGCTGCAGCTGATGCAGAATCTGCAGCTCGGGACGAAGAGATGCAGGCTCTCAAGGCTCGCATCAAGGAGCTAGAGGATGCTGCAGCTACTAAGAGCGACAGCTCTAAGGCTGCAGATCCTAAGGCTTCAGTACCTCCTGTAGGAGGTAATACTCCCCCTCCGTCTAATCCAGGTGGGCCTGGTTCCGGTGGAGGAACTCCTTCTACTCCTCCCAGTCCTAGTGCGGGTACTAAGACTGGGGGGTAATCTAACGACGGTGGCCCTGATACGTCCCGCCTGCACTGTCAGGGAGACACAAGTGTCAGGGCCACTGTTCACATAGGAGGAAGACATCGCCCACATACTTCTCTCGGATGCGCAGGCATGGCTAGAAGGAACAAAAGCCAACCTGTCGTCTCTTGATGCATCCTTGGAGAAGCAGATATCTACCGAAGTTCTAGGTAGGCTATCTGAAACCTATGGAGATCCTTCTTTCGGTACACCAACTTGGATAGACCAGAACTCTACTCCTGAACTGGTTAGACAAGTAATTTCCATGATATATGCTGGCTGGTTCTACGACCGGCAGTATAGTGAGGTTCTTGCCACTCAGGGTAACAGTTATGGACTAGTCCTAAGAACTAGTGCAGAGACAATTCTTGCCGGAATAATCAGCAGCTCTATTCAGCTTGTTGAACTTCTTCCTAATCTTCCTACTACTGCCCCAGTCTTTTATCCTACAGATAATAGTTCCACTACTGAAGCGCAGATGGCAAACAAAAACCCGGACGATATGTCCATTGGTCCAGCTTACTTCGGTACGCATAAGGTATTCTAGGAGGTGACATGCCTTCACCATATGCTGGTCTTACAGATGATTCAGAGGTGGTGGCTAACTATCTTCTGAATGCCTTCACTGGCGCTATGAGTACTTTTACTGACAACGGGAATCCTCCAACTCCTATTCAGGCTATATGGTACGGAAACCAAACAAGTCTGTTGCCAACTACTCCTTGTATGACAATCGTTCCGGGTCCTCAATCATCTGCGTACAACGGTATAGGTGCACGACCAGTACTTATGACTTTCCAAACGTTTGCGTTGGTATATTACGGTAAGATCCAGGATGTTCAGTTGAACACTCACGCATCCTTGACCATTGCTAATAAGGTCAAGAGGTTCCAGAATACTCTTGGCAACTTTGGCGGACTAGTTATTGATTGCATGTGCACTGCAGTTGATCCTGGTGTAGCTTTCCTCGGCACCGCAGGCATAGGCGCATTGTACGACACTACTAGACTGACTTTTGTAGCAAGAACTAAGGTGACTCTGGATGCCTAAAGGAGGTATACCTTGCCATACACGCTAGTTGTAGACCGCAGTAACCTAGGCATTAACAGCAGTCATGGCGAGATATTTATTCATGGTCTAGGTGCCTACGATGACGGCACGTACGAGATTTCCGATGAACAAGAAATGCACTTTAGGGTCGTTAATTCTGTCGACACAGGTAAGTACGACGACGATCCTGAATCTGAATCGTACGGTCAGTACATTCCTAAGCCAGAACTAGGTCCAGATCTGGTGACAGCATCTCAGGGTATGCGAGGTGTTACAGTCACTGAAATGAAAGCCAATACGGATACTGGGAACTCACAAGGGCCTGTGGATTCTTCGTCAAGTGGGGCCCCGGCAGATACAGGGAGTGAGTCCTAATGGGCATTGGTGTAGCAGGTGGTGGTAGCCTAGGACTCGCTTTCGAAACGGTTCCTGGCACCTATGTCGCTCCAACCAAGTTTCATCCGATTCTGAGTGAAGCTCTAGAATTTATGCCTGGTAACGTCTTTCGTAGGCCTATTAGGCAGACAGTGGACCAGATAGGTATGGTTCCCGGTAACGTTAGTATATCGGGCACGGTATCTATGGAGGCAATGGATGATGTTATCGTGTACTACTTGTACGCGATGCGTATGGGTATTGTTAGGACTGGTACTACTCCTAACTGGATCTATACCTGTACACCTACGTCAACTAATGCATTCCCGACTAGAACTTTGTCTCTGACAGTCGTACGTAATAGTCAGGTATTCGGTTACCTTGGATGTGTCGTGTCTAAGTTGACGCTGTCTATTACTAACGATATTCTGCAGATGGATGTAGACATCCTAGGGCAGAACGAAACAACTCAGGGTACTCCTAGTCCTACCTGGGGAACAGGTACTCCGTACGGTCCGGGTTCATGGTCCGTTCAGGTCCCCACTGCTACTCAGGTGTTCGATATGGACACTTTCTCGTATTCCGTAGATGAAGCAGGAGCAGCTGCCTACCGACTGAAGAACACAGGTCCTAACGCAGGTCGAGGATCTCAGTTCATCTCTATGGGTGAGCGTACTGTTCAGATGACTGCAAGTAGGGACTTCCTAGACAGGACTGACTACAACGCGTTCCAAGCTGGTACTGCTCAGAGTATTACTGTTCTGGCTTCGCATGGAGCTAACAACGGTATTCAGTTCCTGATCGGGAACGCGTTCAAGAGTACTATGCAGATTCCTATGGCTGCTCAGGGAGACATCGTTAGGTCTAGCTTGACTTACGACTCCACCATCGACGGTTCGGGTAACGCTACTCAGCTGGTCGTTCAGTCTCAAGAGTCTATTACGTAACATGAGTACTAAGCGCAGACTAAAGGTACTGCGCAGATCTCGAAGGCATAAAGGAAGGCGGACAAAAGTGCCTAAGGCTACCGTCTCTACGGTTCCTAAGAAGTTCAATCTCGTTACCTGTCCACCGGACGGGTACATTAGTATGCGCCGAATGACATACGGCGAGCTAATGGCCAGCCAGGACATGATGTATCAGATTCAGATGAAGGCTGATGAGGCCGGCTCTGATAACCCTGAGCTCGGGGTGGATATATCTAGAGCAGCCATTATGGAGTTTCAGATCCGTACCTGTGTTACAGAGCACAACCTCCAAGATGATTCGGGTAGAATTCTCGACTTCAAGAATGCTGCTGACGTTCGAGTCTTGGACAGTAACATCGGACAAGAGATAGCAGAACGTATTGACGAAATGCACAACTGGAAGAAGCAGTTCCCAAACTCCAGCGCGCCATCTGGCAACGGATCGTCAACGAGCGGTCTACCAAAGATGGCAAAGGATTCGGTCGAGACGGCGATATTGCCACCCAGCTCATCGGGATGACAAATATGTGTCAATCGCTTAAGTGTCTTCCTAGTCCAGGAGGACTTCTCGATCAGGATTCACTGCTCGTAATAGGAATGAACTGGGTAGTAGATGCGCAAGGTAAAAAGCACGAGATAGAAGAGAATCAACGACATATGGAACAGCGTCGTCAAGGGAGGTAATATGCCAGGAGGCTTTCAGGTTAACATTACCTTGGACGATGAAAAGTTCGAGGCGTTTATAGCCGACTGGAATAAGACCGTTCGCTTGCAGAACGATATAGCCTCCATGGAAGCAGCAAGAACTCTTGCAGAACGAGTTCAAGAACTTCTGAGCATTTGGCCTCACCCAGCTGGGACACCATCTCCTACTGCTCGGTTCGTAGGTCCGCCCGGTCTTATTAGTGGACACCTTAGGGATTCTGTAACAGTAAATGAATCGGTTCTCCCGGGCCAAGCTACAGTAGGCGTAGGCGCCGTATATGCTCGTATTCAAGAAATGGGCGGCTTCGCTGGTACGAATCATTCGACCTATGTTCCACCTAGGCCATACTTCCGCCCCATAGTTCTAGAGTTCGGAAGCGAAATCGATCCTACTGGTGCCCAGCATATCTTCTTTGAACACTGGCGTAAGTCTATGCTTGATGCAGTTGCAGGTATTCTGTTCTGAAGGGAGGTGAAATAGTTGGCAGACCTTGAAGTAACTGCAACCCTCAAGGGCGAAATAGCTGACCTGCTTACTAAGCTGAAGATTGCTCAGGAGGCTATTGCACAGTTTCGGCGAGAAGCTAAGACTAAGTCTGACTTTAGCATTGCTACGGATCTAGAGAAAGAACTTGCAAGAGTAGCCCAGTTGGGTAAGTCGGGCATAATCAAGAATGCAGTCAAGAAGCTAGGAACTGATGCTGACGCTGAGGCAAAGAAGCAGGGTGAAAATGTAGCTTCAAGGTTTGCGCAGTCATTTAGGGACCGGCTTAAGAAAGAGAAGTTTACTCCTCCAGGTTGGCTTCCATGGGTTGGCGCAGGAATGCTTGCTGCTCCTGGTGCAATTCAGGGAGCTCTTGGTGTCCTTGGAGGCTTTGGCGCTGCAGCCTTTGGTGCTGCTGCGGGACTAGGAGCTTTGGGTCTAGCTGCTGCGCAAGCACTAGGTCCGGTTAGACAAGCTTTTACTACTATAGACAAGTTGAATACTACTGGTAACATTAAGGCGAATGCTACAGCACTCCAAACGTGGCTAAAGGCTGCTCCTACTATTACTAGGACAGCAGGCATTGCAGGTACAGGTGCACTGACTGCATCACAACGTCAGATCATACAAGCCAGGATAGCTGGTAATCAGGCTCGGTTGGCTGCATCGTTGGCCTCTCCAAGAGGAACTGCGTCTGCTCAGGCGACGTACCGTGCAGCAATTGCATTTGAACAGAGACAGCTAGCTGGTGGTGGTGGTACAGCTGGCACTGCTGGGTCCACTACTAGTACTCGAAATGCTCTAGGACCAGGACTAGGATTTCTAACTAATCCTAATGCCAACTGGTACACGCTTAGCAAGAACCAACAAAGGAACTTGGTTGTAGCTGCTCAGAGCACCACCGGTATGCCTACGTCAGAAAAGGCTCAAATATCGGCTCTGATGGCAGAACGTCAGGCGTATCTGCAACTGGACGCTGCTCAGCAGAAAGCTCTGTTCACATACACCAAGTTCGACAACGCTTTGGTTGCGGCACAGAAGCAAGCTCAGCCCGCTGTTCTGAGTGTATATGATGCTGGGCTAAAGGCTCTGACACCTCTACTGAAGTACCTTGCACCTTTGGCAAACCAGGCATCTAAAGCATTGGTTCCTCTAATCAACCAAATAGGAAAGGGGTTCCAGTCTAGCGGATTTAAAGACTTCATGAATACGTTGATTAAGGCTAGCGGACCTGCTATAAAAGGGTTCGGTCAGTCTATAATCAATGTTGGAATTGGAATAGGTCACATCTTTACGGCCATTACTAAGTCCGGTCTTAGTACCATGATGGTCAATGACCTAGTTAAGATGACTAATTCGTTTAAGAACTTTACTGGCAGTCCAGCTTTCACTGCGTTCGTTAACGAAATGAAGAAGAATGCTCCTACCCTTGTTGACATATTGAAGCAGCTGTTCCAAATCCTTGGAAAGCTTATCCTTCAAATGGGTGGAGGACTAAGTTCGGCAGCTCTTAAGTTCCTTGATCTACTGCTCAAGGGTCTGAACAAGCTAGCGGGTATTCCTGGTATTGGTCCATTCCTGTATAACATGACTGCATTTGTTCTTCTGTTCTCTAAGTTCGGAACACTGAAAGCAGTTGGTGCTATATTTGATATGATCTATAGAGGCCTTGGTTCGATTCTAGCTTTGAAGTTCGGCGGCGTTATATCGGGGATGCTTGGTCTAGATACCAAGGGCATGGGTGTTGCTAAGATGTGGAAGGCCATAGGAAAAGCTGTCGTAATCTATGCTAAGGATATGGTGGTATCTGCAGCTAGTGCCATTAAGACTGGAGCTATTTGGCTTGCTAAAACAATTTGGACGGCAGCTACAATGGCAGCCGCGTGGGTAGCATCCGCTGCTGCTTCTGTTGCAGCATGGGTTGTAGCTAACGCTGCAATGATTATCCTAAGTGGTGGAATCGTTCTAGCAATCGGCGCTATTGTCATAGGCATTTTTGAACTACTTAAGCATTGGAAGACTGTTTGGGGATTCATCAAGCGTATTGCTGACGACGCATATAAGTTCCTTAAGATAACCTTCTTGGAAATTCTGCTCAAGGCCGCAGAGTGGGCTAAGGGTATGGTACACCTAGCTGCAGATGCTTTTAGCTGGATACCATTTCTTGGTCCCAAGTTGAAGAGCGCCGATAAGGCTATCGGTGGCTTTATTACAAGTACTAAAGCTCATCTGGCTAGCCTGACAAACCCGACGTATCCTATCAAACTTGGTATAGATCTTCCTAAAGGTGTTTCGTCTCATGACATCACAGGTATCCATGGTGGACTAGCTGCCGGTACTAGTGGTGCAATAGCCGGATGGCATGTAGTCGGTGAAAAAGGTCCCGAGCTAGTCAACATGCGTGGCGGAGAAACAGTCATACCTAACCATGCAATAGGAGGATATGCTTCCGGTACTAGTGGAGTTGTTGTACATCTATCTCTTCCCAGTATTAGAGCCCTAGCTGGTATGCTTTCTAATGTTGTTCATTCTATAGTTCGTTCTGTTCACTTTTCAGGAAGACTCAAGCCGTCAGCTATGGGTACTGGCCCAGGGGCACTAGGCGGACCTACTAGCGCTAGTGCTGCACAGGCTCAGGCTTATGCTCGATCTAGACTAGGGGCTTTCGGTTGGAACTCGTCCCAGATGCTTCCGCTCATTGCACTTTGGAATCAGGAGTCTGGTTGGAATAGATTTGCTCAGAACCCGACCTCTGGTGCGTACGGTATTCCACAGGCACTTCCTCCTGGCAAGATGGGTGCTGCAGCTAACCCACCTCAGTCGTCTGCTGCGGCTCAGATCAACTGGGGACTTGGATATATTAGCAGTACGTACGGTAGCCCTGCTAACGCTGAGGGACATGAACTTTCTCATCACTGGTACGGGTATGGAGGAACGATTCCCTTTGGGGGACATGGTATAGTAGGCGACCGAGGAATTGAGGCAGTTAGTGTTGGTCCTCATGGAGCTACTGTAACTCCGCTTAAGGGTGGCAAGCCTCCATTCTTGCTACAAGTCATTACGAATGAAATCAATCCTAGGTACCATGCAGCCCAGCTTGGATGGGAGTTGGCTAGGAGATCTTCTTAGGAGGTGAATCATGCCACCAACATTGCTTGACTACCAGTACGCTCTTGGAGAGACGGGATTTGTTCTCAATACCGACTTTACCAATACGATTCCTTTTGTTGACGTCCTTAGCATTACTGGTTTGGATTCCGCTCCTCAAAGAATAAACACTACTGAACGTGAAGGGTCTGACGGAACCTATGTAGACAATCTTTTTCAGTCTATTAGAACAATAGTAATTACTGCCAACGTGTACACTAATGCATTCGACCCTGATACACTTTGTGACTTGTTGCGCGCTCAGTTTTCTAACCCTACAGTTCAGCCCTTCTATTTCAAGCATCCTGGTAAGCCGATCAGGTTCATTAATGTACAAGGTGGAGGAGCTCTATATGCTGTTGACACTAACAGGCGTATAGGTGTAACTCCTATACAACTGTCATTGCTAGCAGGCGATCCATACATATACGATTACCCTGCTAACTTTGCCGCTGCGGCGCCTACTGGTCCTGTTAGTATGGGACTAGGCTTTAATAGTCAAGTTAACTTCTTGTCAGTTGTAAATTCAGGCTTTGAAGGTGGTACGGGTACTTGGCTTAACTTGAGTAACTCTACATTGGCTGACACTGCAGTTCAGGCTCATAGCGGTGTAAACTCTCTTCAGATGACCTCTGTTGCAGCAGGTCTTATGACAGCTACGCACGTTACAGTAGGTAACATCTCTACTGGAGGCGCAGCCGTATCTCCTGGTGATTTCGTAACGTGTAATGCTTGGTTTCGATCTGCGGTTAGTCCCAGAAGCTGTGAAGTAGGACTTGCATACTACGACATAACTGGTACAGTCATCGGATCAAACGTATTCGGTACAGCAGTAGCTGATACCACTTCAGGTTGGACTCAAGTTTTTGGTCCAGGTTCGGCCGCACCAGCTAATGCTGTATGGGTCAGATTGGTAGTGGGAGTTCAGGCAACTGGTGCGGCTAATGAAGTCCACTACGTAGATGATGTGTTCCTTTCTGTTAACGGTCTTGGATTCAACGTTGGATTTGGCGGGTCTATTACTCCTAGTCTTGTAAGCGTAGGAAACTTCGGTTCTCACACTGCGTACCCGATTATTACTATTAACGGTCCGACGATAACTCCAGCTATAACCGATTCTATTAGTAACATTAACATGATGTTGAATATATCTCTGGCAGCTAGCGACATCCTTACAGTTGACTGTAGAAATAAGACGATATTGGTCAACGGTATCAGTGTACGGTCTGTTTACAACGGGATCAATTTCTTTAGTATACCTCCCGGCACTATTGATACGTTCTTTACGTCTCTTACGTCTGGGTCGTACAGTGCAACTGTGTACAATACATACTATTAGAAGGATAGGATATGGCTCCGCTTAACCCGTCGTTCTGTCTTCAGAACAGAACTGACCATACTGCGCAGACATTTCGGCTGTCTAACATGTCTCCTAATGCGGGGCCAATGCCGGTAGGTACTACCTCACCTATCGGTGGAGTAGTTCCTGGATTCGGTAATCAGCTCATAGTAACTGGCACAGCTGGTATGACGGTGAACGTTGACACTGGACTAGTCAACATGCCTAATTCAACAGCTTGGGAAGGAATGTACACAGCTCCAAATACCGCTCTGTACAGCGTAGCTGTTCCAGCTTCCAATGCAACTCAGTGGAGATCTGACTATATAGTCGCAAGACAGCACGATGCGGCTGTTCAAGGAGACGCAGACAACAACTGGGACATAGTAGATGTTGCAGGTGCATTCTCAGGAAGCGCTCCAGGTACTTTGCCATCTCTTCCCAACAACTCAGTCATACTAGCTATTATACACGTTACTCCAAACATGACAGTAACTAACGGAGGGGGCACCGTAATCGATGCTAGAGTGTTTGCTCCGTTGCCTGGAGTGCTATGGACTACCAGCTCGGCAAAGCCCGCTCTGTCTTGCCACGAGGGAACAATGTGGTTTGAGACCGATACAGGGGCTCTAGGCATCATAGTAGCTGGCACGTATAAGTACCTGTTCTTGACTTCGTCTAGTCTGACTCAAATAGATTCATGGCACAGTGTTAACACTCTTCAGAACGGATGGGGTTTCGGTAGCGGCGGATACTTCAAGTACCGCAGGTCCCTAGAAAACGAAATAGTAGTAGCAATCAGGAACTTGACTCCGGGTACCGTGACAGATGGTACTAACGTTCTTAATGCAGGAGGTATTCCTGGAATCTACCAGCCTCCTACGTTCCACCGCAGAACGGGCTGGTGTGATGCAATTAAGACCGTAGGAGGTAACCTGGAGCCTCCAGCGTTTGACTTCGCTCCTGATGGTAGCATTCAAGTATACGGTATGGCTATTGCAGCAATAAGGTTCGATCTATACACACGTCTTCCTATAGATGTGTAAGGAGTAGTTATGCCATTCGGACTGAATCCGACTTATGCTAACCAGCTACTGGGGACCATAGGCGGTACTACATTCACTCCTCCTGCTGCTACTTGGGCAGAGCTTCATATTGGTGACCCTGGAGTAACTGGGTCTTCCAACATATCGTCGACGACGACCAGAGAACAGATAACGTGGGGTGCACCTTCTGCTGGCACGTTGAACATATCTAATACACCAACTTGGCCTTCATGGGCTGGAACTAGCCCTGAGACTATCATCGGTATATCGGTATGGACATTGGTGACAGCTGGAGTGTTCATATTCAGTTTTCAGCTTTCATCTAACATAACTGTTCAGACTGGGTTCCCTCTCAGTCTTTCGTCCGAAGTAGTCACCATAGGACCGTTGGCTTCCTAGGAGGCAGTTATGGCTTGGACTCTAACCCAAGTAGGCACTGAAGCTGCTACAGCTTCAGGTCTTACAGTGGCTCCTACCTTGCCTGCTGCATCTACTGGTGCAGTAGGTCATCCGCACTTGCTCGTTGCCGTATTGATCAATTCAAACGCAGGTCTTTGGACACCTCTACCTTCAGGATGGAATCTATATCCGAATGCCGATATAGCTAATGGTGGCTTTTCTCATGCTACCATCCTGTATGCTATCGATACTGCTGGTGGAGTAACGTCTGTTACATTTACTAACAATACTACTGGTAACCTCAAAGCTGGACTTGCGGAGTTCGATGCTGGAGCTGGGGTTACTATTGCGCCTAATGCTGTAGGTAATGCTATTGCTGGTGCAGTTGCTTCTGTTACTCCTATAACAAGTACTGCTGCTGCTATTGGTGATCTTATTCTAACCTGTTACAACGAGTTTATTACTCCTGCCGCAGCTATCACTTGGACAATTCCTTCTGGCCACACTACTCTTGTTTCTGACACGGCATCATCAGGTAGGCACATGTACAGTTCCTACAAGCTTTCCGCTGCAGGAACTACTATATCGGTAATCGGCACAAGTTCGGTAGCATCTACTAACACACATGCGTGGACTGGTATAGTCCTTACATTCACTGCAACTGCAACTGCTGTTCAGCAAGGCCTAGTAGGTTCGTGGATCAAGACCGGTTCGTTTAATCCTGCTGGACTCACAACGGGTCAAGCGATAGCAGACTGGGTTACTTATTCAGGCAGACCACTTACAGTTAGGGAACAAGACTTTACATCTATCCCTGCTGCGATAACTGCTGACTTGCAATCCGATGTATCTGCTGGGCGAAAAGTCTGTATGTCGTTTTCTCCTAGTTTCAATCCACCTACTTCAACCGACTTGGCTGCTCTGAATACTTTCCTAGGCAGCTGTAAAACTGCAGGACTCATAGCCGATGTAACAATATTCGTAGATCCACCGAACGTTACTGGTATGACTCCAGCTCTCAGTATAGCTGCGTTCCAGTTCTACGCTTCTACCATTAGACAGTACTACCCACTAGTGTTTGTCATAAGTGCTGCCGGTGCACAGAATCAGGCTGGTGCTAGTTTCTATCCTGGTGATGCGTTCGTTGATAAGGTCTCGACAACGATATACGCATCAGGGTACTTCGGATCTGCTATACGAATAGATTCAGCTGCAGCCATTGCCAATGGTGCGACCCCTCCGAAACCGTTCGGGCTGTGGAGATTTAATGGTAGCACGACGGGGGGCGGCGGCACTGGCGCAGGCTTCATGGGTTCGACAGTAAATGAAAACATTTTCCCAACTGGTACATCTTCTACTCAAGCACAACAGCAGTTCGCTGCAGTGACTCATAGACCAGTTACTGTCGGAAAGCTATTCAACACCACTAATACACCAGGGCATCCTAGTCCGTTCCCGACTAGTCCTACTGCTCACATGCAGGGCTTGATAAATACTGGATCGTATGCTTGGATGCTCTACTGGCCTACGTATATTCCCAATGCAACAGCACCTCCGTTCGGGTTCCTAAATAGCGAAAAAACTCTACTTACTAATAGTCTCAATGGTCTTGCAGCGGCAGGCCTTAAGATTAGAGGTGTAGTTCTAGCACAAGAGCCTCAGAACGCTTCTGCTCAACTTTCCGCCCAATGTTACGTAGCAATGTACCAGTTCTTCTATTCTACCGTACATGCTCTAGGTCTACCTTTGATCTATGATGCTGCTGGTCACGCTCAGACTCAATGGGCCTCTTACTATCCCGGAGATGCTTTCTGTGATGGTGTAGCTGTAGACACCTACGGTCATGAGTACACTAACGGGCTTAGGTACGACAACATTATTGCCATTGCAGATAATGCTTCTCCTCCAAAGCCATTCGGGTTCTTTGAACTCGGTATATCTATTCCTCTGACGCCATTTCAGACTCTGACTCAGATCACGACTTTTATGCAAGCCTGGCAAACGATTATGGTAGGGAGGCTGAATGCAGGTAAGCAAAACCTAGACTGCATGTGGTATAACGGAGCAGCTGGTGCAGAAGGTATTAACCAGAACACTCTAGCTCCTACTACTGGAACAAGTCCTTCAAGACAAACCGTTTGTGACACTCTTTATCCCGCATTCGTTGACGCTGTCACTGGCGGCGGTGGTCTAACTACTGCCCAGATTACTACCTTCTTCGGCTACGTTCAGACCTACTTCACCACCAGAGTTAATACTAGTCTTGTCAATGCTGACATTATGATTGACAACGGAAATAACTCTTTGAACGCTCCGCCCATATTTACCGGAGACTTCAGGATACCTCTTTACGATGGCATCTTCGATGCTCTGAACTCGGGAGGCACAGGAGGATTCTCCCTAGCTGGCGAACTTGATATCACTGCAACTGTTACGGGAACTCTTGTCTCTAGTCAAGGCATGGCCGGTATTACCACCGCTGAGATACTAGTTAGTCAGGCCTCTATGACTACTAGTCAACCAATTGTACTTCCGCCAATTGGTCCTGTTTCATTCCCGTCTTATCCGACTCCTGTTTATGGGTACTTTACTACGGATCTAGTAACAGGAGCCACGCTAGGAGAGATTCCAGTATCAGGAGTATCTCTAGACTGTCAGCTGAACAGTGCGGGTAACATGACTGCTAGCGGCAACCTAGATGATCCTCGTATCTCGAATGCCGACTTCATAGCGAGAACTATTCCAGGCAGAACAGCTTTCTGGGCATATAGGAATAACCAAATAGTTTGGGGTGGAATCATATGGACCAGACAGTGGCAGTCTAAGGGCAAGTCATTCTCTATTACTGGTCAGACCTTTGAATCGTATGCATCAAGAAGGTTCCCTAGGTCTGTAATTCAAACGGATACTCAGGTGTACAATAGTGGTCAGTGTTTCATCATTGATGACCTTTGGAAGCAGATGCAAAGCGTTGCTAATGGAAGCATCGGAGTACAATCCACTCTTAGTCTTCCAGCAGAAGATGTTATTAGACAACTTACTGTTAACGGGTGGGATCTATCAACTTCGTATGATGACTTGATTCAGTCGATTATAGTGTTCTCTAACGGTCCAGACTATACCGTACTATGGAATCAGGATAACAACGGTATTCCGGCTAAGCAGCTACTTGTGGCGCCTCGCATAGGCAATCCTGTTGGTACAACCAACCTAGTCGTAGACTACCCTGGGACCATTGAAGATTACACCTACAACGAAGATGCATCATCTGGTGCTAACCAGTGGTGGGCTGTAGGAGACGGGACAGGGTCAGCTGCTGTTACGGGAGAAGCTACTGATCCTAATACATTGGGAGCAGGTTGGCCACTGATAGAAGGTGTTAACACCTATTCTGGTGTTACCGATCCCGCCACTATCCAAGATCATGCACAGTCGGACCTTAACTCTCTTACTATGCCTCTTGTTACTCATGCTGCAGACTTGTTTGGAGCAGGGGCTCCTCCGTTCGGTTCTTACAGCCTGGGAGACTATGTTATTGCCTACGTTACCGATCCTAGGTTCCCTGCTGGGTTCTCGTTCAATGTAAGGGTCATCGGATGGAATATCGTACCAGCCGATAATGCTTCAGGCGTTGAGACAATTACATTGGTGTTCGATGAACCAACGGGAAGCGGTACCTAATGCCGAAGTACCGGTACGCAGTACCCTATGACATAATCAGAGATATCAAACAGCTGAAACAGGGCTTCAAGGATCTGGTCATTCAATTGCAGCAGAATGGTATATCTTTGCAAACTGGTATAGTAGGAAACACTCCTGGACCAGGTGACTCTGGAAATCCAGGTAGCGGTGGAGGCGGAATAGGAGGTAACGTTATGCCGTTTGAACCTATAGCACCTGAATCGGTAGTTGCAATGTCGGTGCCTGATTCTATAGATGCAGACCTGAATCTAACGGATAATCAGAAGGCTGCTTTGCAAGCCTTGTACGAATCATATCTTCGGTCTAACGGAGTAAATAGTTGAACATATTCTTGTCTATATTGGCTGCTCTTGGCGGAGCAGTAATTTTTATAGGTGCAGTGTGGGCACTAGTTCGAGGTCTGATTCGTCAAAGCGATGCAGTGAAAGATAATACTGAAGCGACTCGCAAGCAGACTGAGGCGATGATAGAACTTACGGAAAAAGTAGAGAGGCAGAATACTAGACTTTCTATACTAGAAGATTGGCGTAAAGGAGCAGGACATTGACTAAGCCTAAAATTGCGATAAATCAAATCGTTCTGGCCAGCCTAGTAATAGTTGCTCTTCTGGTAGGTGGGTGGTTTGTCAATTACGCTTTGGCTTCTCATGCCGTAAGCACTGCTACCAATAATTCAGTGACAATCACACAGTTGTGTCAGTCAGGTAATGAATTTAGAGCTCAACAGAGGCAACTATGGTCGTTCCTAATACATATCAGCCCTCCACCGCCCAACGAGACTGCGGCTCAGAGGATAGCCAGAGTACATCTGACCAATCAGTTTCTGGCTTATGTTGATAAAGTAAATGCTCCACGGAACTGTACTAAGTGAACAACAAGAAAGGCGGACAAGATGACTTACAACGCAGAAGTAGTTACAGCAACAAATGCTGCGACTGTTACCTCGGCACAAGGAAGAGACTGGTCTAGCTTCCAGAGGCCTATTGGTTCTGGAGACCTCAAAGGACTTTCGTTCGGGTATACCAGGTTCAGTGACTGGTCGCACTTCCCGAATATGAACATCGATGTCAATGCTGTTCGCAACTGGAAGGAAATGAAGGCCGTCGGGGTTCACAGAGGTGCGTACTGGTACTTCTACGCTGATGGTGGTCCGACACCTGTTGAACAGGCTAACTTCTTCTTCGCAGCTGTTCATGCAGCTGGACTTGAAGATGGAGACATGCTTGTCAATGACACAGAGCTGCTTGCAGCGAACGTAGACTCTCAGTCATTTGCGTTCAATGAGAAGCTGGATGACCTATGTGCCCTTAACGGTGTACACGCCATCCCGATGATCTATTCGAACAACAATGTAGGTCAGCATCTGAAGTCGTGTACCACGTGGCCCTATTGGGTAGCGTGGCCTAACACTGTCTGGCCGCCAGAGAGTATCACTACGCCTTGGAAGAAGGCACACTTCTGGCAGTGGGGTACAGTAGGGAATCCAGCAGTTGACGCAGATGCCTTCAACGGAACGCCTAGCGACCTGGATGCGTGGATCATGAGTCATGTACCTCAAGGGCCCTATCGTCAGGTAGCTGACGGAACTCGATCGCTATACGGTTTCTGTAGAGACCGTAACGAGAGTATGGATGAGGTCATTGCTACCACGATGAACTCCACTAGTATCAATCCGACAAACCTTGCAGCGTTCAATAGTTACGTTCGACCTATTATGCCAGCAGGTATGGTGTTCTATACCAAGACTCCATAACCCATAAAAAACGTCGGGCCCCGGCGATTGCGTTTGTCCGCCGCGCAAAGGTGACACCGGGGCCCGACTCTTTTATGTTCCACAGGCCCTTAGAATTTCCACCAGGGCTTGTTTGCTTCTTTCGGGTCGTGATAATTGGATCCGCGTACCGCAGCCTCATCACGTTCAGCCTGACCAGTCTTGCCGGTAGTCCGGACACTACGGTTCTGACCGCCTACGGTACTAGCTTTCGCTGCCGACTTGTCGGCATTATTCTTATTCTGGCTCTGCCTAGGCACTTAGTCCTCCTTCAGTGTATTGAGCATTTGATTACGGGCTCTCAGTATGTCTGTATCTGTTCCACCGTAGTTACATATGTATCCGACAAGGTGCCTCATAGCCGCTAGGGCATCCTTATTTTTGATCTTAGGCCTGATCATGAGTTTCAGCTTTGTTAGCTTCTCGTCAGTAGCCCACTTCATCTTGTCGGAGCCGACCCACACAACATTAGGGAATCTGGCGTGACCTAGAGACACCTTGTTTGCAGCCTGTTCAAACAGGTGGACAACGCCGATGTATTCCTTACTGATTAGTTCGGCGAACTGATTGTTCCTGTGATCGAACCTTTCGCATATGATGAGCATGTTGCCGGCTCGGCCAGTATTATAATACTGGTCTTCTTCCATTAGAAGGTCCCATAGTTCCAGATGATGATTATCGTCTTCTAGCTGTCCGTAGATGAATTTTCCAGAGACGCTATCCCATAGTGCCCATCCAGTATGACCTCCAGGATCGAGAGCGATTGCCTTCATTCTGATTACCTCTAATCATTTAGACTGAGAGTTAGACGATGCTGTGTTACACAGCTATGAGTTTCTACGTTGGTGCGTTGTGTTGACAGTTAGACTTATCTCTAGCGCGTCTATCTATGGAATTTAAGCGCTGCTTAGCTCAGCGCTAAAGCTTAGAATGGACCTTGTGTTCATGGTACTCTCGGGCGTACTGTCTGCGATGTTCTTTACAGTAACCGGAGTCTGCTCTATCTCTGGGTTCTAGACAGTCTTCTCCGTCTCTGTTCCAGGAACAGATGCCCTTAGGTATCTTTCCTGTTACTACTTCCTGACGAGTCAAGAGAGCCCAGTGACGAGCGTTCTCTTCATGTACCCATATGAAGTGGTGTTCCTCACAGTATCCGTCCGGGTGTGCTATATCGTTGTCGCACCCTGAACGAATACATGAATCACTATGGTAGGACTTCACCATATGGATACGAACATGTATGAGATGGTTGTCGGTTGTCTTTTCCTGTTTGCACATCCGACAGTCTAGTGTCTGTTCAGGCATCTGATTTGTCCGCATCCGTTGGTAGTGGTCTGAGTATTCGGTCTTCTAGTTCGGGATCCCTGATATGTGAAAAAGCATCTACTATTTCAGGTAGTGGCCTGAGACCAGCTTTCCGAGCTGTGTGATCCTTACCCAAGAAGGTATCCGACAGTTTGTCGAATTCTCTTCCGACCTTAGCTACAGATGCATCCATAGCCTCCGAGATGCGTTCTCCCATCTCGCCGAGCTGCTTTTCGAGTTCTGCAGAGATACGCTTGGAGACGATCATAGGAAGGACTCGTCTGGCTTGTCGGGTTTCTACCCGAAGGTCCTTAAGTAGACCATGAGCTTCGGTTATCAGACCTTGGAGTTCATCTCGAAGCTTCAGGTAGTCTTCATAGGATCGGCCATCGAAAGGGCCTGTGGAATCTTGTCGTTGTAGGGGTCCCGTTTCAGGCCTGATATGAGATATCGTCGTTGGTCCCACTTGAGTCTTAGGTAGAAGACCTCTTCGTGGCGGATGCTTCCTACCCATCTATTTCCTCCAGTATTGATTCTCGTTCTGCTTGTAGTTCTTCTATCCTAGCGTCTATTTCAGCTAGCCTATGTTGAGGGCTTTTCTTGTCTCCTCGTTTCCGGAGGATCAGCATTTCTAGCGTAATGGGTGGTTTATGTCCGTTGAGGAAGGCTACGAATTCTCCTGGATCAAGCTTGCGTCCAAGATGTCTTTCCATAACGAGTATATGAGTTCCTACCCAACCATCCTTCGTTTTGGTGTATTCGTATCCTAGCTTATTAACAGTCTTGTCTCCAATTTCAGCTTTCTGTCCCCTTGGCATGGATCCTACTCCTCCTCATAGCTCCTTCGTAAGTCATAGTGAACTGACAATAGATGTTGCTGGCATTACCAGCTAGTACTGCTTCGCATGTTTCTCTGGCAGACTCACGTGCACGGTCTGCTGCTTTGTCGGCATAATAGTCTTCAATCTCCTGTTGAGTAGCGTCTGTAATAATCCAGTCTTCTACGCCATCTGAAAAGATTGCTAGTCTGCCATCTGGCTGCTTTATGACTTGGTGTCCCACTAGATAAGTTCGCCCCAATGTACTCCGGTAGTAATGTCTGTAGAGAATCTAACGTAGTCTCCCACAATTGAATGTGCCGACTTAATCATTTCTTCACTGATTATTTGTCCCACTATGTCAGCATTTTCAGGAAGACATTCTGCTATGATGCTGTCATGAACTATATTCCTTGGATAGGCTAGGTCCTTGAGCTTAGGTCTTACCCAAGTGAACGCTTGCAGACAAGCGTCGGAAGATATTGACTGAGGCCTAAATGCTAGAGCTTCATTCTCGATCTCGTGTCTGTTCTTGGGAGTAATGAGCATGAAGCGCCTATGACGACCGAATGGAGTTGTGAGGTCTTCTCCGTCCATAACAGACTTGATAGTATCCCCTTGCCAGGCCTTCACACGCGGAATAAGACTATAGAACTCTCTAAGGCCGTCCTGAGCCTCTCTCAGGGTAATAGAGAATTCGTCTGCGATGGAAGCAGCCTTCCTACCGTACGCTACTCCGTACCAATATGCCTTAACTCTAATTCTTAGTTCTTTCTGTTCTGGCTTAGTTAGTTCTAGTGCCTCGTCTCCGTATAGTCGAACCATGGTGTCGCTAAATAGGTCTGCATTTGGGTCATTGAAGATAGCTTGAAGAAACGGTTCCTTAGCCAGCCAGCAGACCATTCGTAGTTCGGCTTGTTTGTAGTCAGCTTGAATTAGTACGTGACCTGGTCTAGCTGGTACAAACTGTTGTCTGATATGACCTTCTCGAGGAATGTTCTGTAGGTTGGGGTTACGTGAAGATAGCCTACCAGTAGTAGTACCGTGTATCAGGTATGTAGTGTAAACTCTGCCTCTGAATGTCCTCTGTCGTACTCCTTTGACGTACGTGCCGTACATCTTAGCTTCGCGTCGGTTGTCTAGCAGTGCTTCTAGGAATGGATAAGATGGTTTGCCTTTGGCATTGAGCAACAGGAAGTTCAGTGCGTCTGCATTAGTTGTCTCTACCTGTTCGCCCTTAAGATTCCTAATCATAGGAAGACGCTTGTAGCCGTAAACGTCTTTCATGACTTTCTTGACCTGCATAGGGCTTCTAGGATTAAACGTTTTCCACTTAGGGTCTTCTGAATACTGGGTAATGATATCTGCAAGCTTAGTTTCATTGGCGGCTAGTGAAGATTGGTACTCTGCTCCGATGACTGCATTGTATGCTAGGTCAACTCCCATGCCGTTTAGTTCTAGGTACATGAGTGCATTACTAGCTTGCACAAGGAAGTCGTGTAGGAACCTTAGACCAGGATCATGGAATGAGTTTATTCTACCTGGACGATCCCAATCTGTTACCGGACCTTCTTCTTCCATCAAGTCCCAGAAGTAGTCGCACAGTAGATCGGTTGCATGTACGTCACAGGCATTATACTTGTATAGGATGTCTCTAGGTATGACTGCGAAGCTTGTTTTCTTGTTCGGAAGGTACCTACGCATCTCATCATCATACGGGGGAGAACCTAGCTTCTCCTGAGAATTGTACTTGAGCCCGTGAATACCGCTTCTTTCATCTAGGCAATATGACATTAGCATACTATCCTGCCAGAGCCTAGTCTCTGAAGGCCCCAGCATTGAGTAGTTGCCCTTAAGGTCAAACTTACCGTTCTGTGCCCTAATCCTCCGTCTAGCTAGGAATTTCCTTAGGGCCTCTATAACGGCCGAGTCCTTCAGAGCTTGTTCGCCTACAACTATTACCTTCCCTTTGGAATACCCTAGCCCCTCACAGAGCAACCCTTGCCTTCCGGGTTGCTCGAAAGTGAGGTCCTTTTCTACTGCAGTCTCAATGTCTAGCGTGATGGGGTTATCTGGGAAACGTCTGTCTATCTCTGCTAGTGCCAGGAATGTTGACTCTGAGTCGTCAAAGACTTTGTAGTCAGGCTCATACCAGATAGCATTACCATCAGAGGTCTTAATCTTCCCTACGTCATTTACGAACGATGGAAAGAAACTAGGTACCCGTAGGCAGGCCGCTGGATGAAAACTCGCCACAATGCGGGTTCCAGGGAGCTCTTCTTCATTGTAATGCCCGAACCCGAGTCGGAGTGATGTGACTCCAACTTGAGTACGTAGGAGTGACTGGGAAGCTGAATTCCCAAGCGCCACAATGTCCTTGACTTCCCTCTGACGGATTTCTTCCAGTAGACGGGGCCTACACGCTTGGATAGCAGCTGCTGGGGGAGTTCCTCCTTCGGGGTCTCTGCATAGGCAGGCATTAGTAAGTAGCACCTCCTTTCGGTTAATTTTGTAGTGACTCAAGACCTTATTGAGTAGCTGGCCAGAGTCACCTACAAAAGGCTCTCCGTACTTGGCCTCATTGACGCCGGGCGCTTCACCTACAATTGCGACATCGGCTTGGCGAGGCCCACAGCTAGGTACGAAGACGCCTATCTCGTTAAGAGGGCAGTCTTCACAATTGGCTAGAGGATGTTTCCTCACGGTCCCACCATCCACAGAAGCAGCAATTGCCGTAGCCATCATCGGAGTGCGGCTTGAACAGGCAGCGGATCATGCCTGGCCATGCAACGACGCCGCGCTCGTTAATACTCCAGATCATCTCGTGGCCGAAGATCGGGTCGGGGAACCACCAATGCGATCCAGGAAGATCCCACCACCAGAGCCAGAGCGTACCAGGAATGGCACGAAGCCTCATTGTCGTCCTCCTGCCCACTTGTCTAGAAGTTGGATGTTCTCCTCTACTAGTTTGGTGTCGAATTGATCTGCTGGGATACTCCAGTAGTCCTGAGTTCTAGGCAGAGGCTCAAGGTGGTCATTTAGGTTCCATCCGTGAAGAGCTGCTACGAACGGAGCACTGGTATCTAGGCTTCTAATACCAAGTTCTGCTAGGCCTTGAACTTCTCCTGGGAAGTTATATCCTAGGGCGTGTATCTGGAAAAGGTGGTCGTATTCTCTTTGCGTCCAGCGTACTAGTTTGAGTCGTACATCTTGGTGTCCGGTTGTCTTGACAAGATGCTTTGGGAATGCTATAGTCCATGTGACGTTTGCATGCTGAGTGTTAGCTATGTAGGTAATGAAGTTTTTGCACTCTACTAGGTTCTGACCCTGAACGATTGCCATAACTCTGAGTCTGAAGTCGTATATCATTTCTATAGTGTATATGAATGCTTCTAGTCTGTTCAAACTGTGATAGACGTCTCCCATGACGTCTGGAGCTGCTACTTCATTTACACGGAGTACGTGAGCTATCTCTAGGAGTCTATGATCTGTTAGAGCGGCAGATTCGAAGGCACCGTTGTCTATCATAACATACTTGTAGCTAGGCCGTACCTTGACTAGCCTACTGTAGTAGCTGCTGTAGTCTGAACTGTGTTTGATACCTTCTGGAATAATCATCTCGAACTTTCTAGATGTATTCCAGTGGCATTGACTGCCTGGGGGTATAAGAGCCACTTCCATGTCACTATCTACCCTTTACTCCTAGTACGTCACTGGTACTAATGAACCCTCCGGTTGATCCACCTGCCTTCTGCATCAGAGAAACCTGAGCTCGTTCTATAGCTCCACGTATAAGCCATACCTTGATGAACGTGTACCGTGCATAGTTAGATAGGTCGGCTATCTCCTCTAGTGCCATCTGCAGAGTAGGTGCTTCTACGTACGAGAACTCGCTGTACTTCTGTTGACCGTACTCGTGACGATCCTTACACATCTCATCGAACAGTTTAGAAGCTTCTGCTACTGCGTGTCTGAGGGCTACCTCTTCATCAGACGAAACGGTATTTGGATTCTCAGTAACTGACTTCGGACCGGAATCGAAGGCGGCAAAGACCTTATTAGGGTCTTCGTCGGTCTCACTGAACTGTCGTGCTGCTTCCTCTGTTATACCTGCTGCCGATGCTACTTGATCGGCGAAGTTCGTACCTGAATCTTCGTCTAGCCTTTTTGCTGCCTCCTCAGCTAGTTCACGTAGGGCTTGTTCTGCTTCTTCGAACGAATCACTCATTGGCCATTCCTTCCTAGTGTACGAATGTCGTGCGTACTATGACCGAATCGTTCTTCGTTTACTTTGCGCTTCTTGTGATACTCTTCTTCTAGGTCTATACCTATCTGGTACGCCAGCTTGAGTGTGTATACCAGGACATCTACTATCTCTTCTGGTAGCCTAATACATAGGGCATCCCAGTCCATAGAATATCTTTCGTACTTCTTGACGACGTCAGTTACTTCTCCTACTTCGCCGCATAGTCCCAGAGATGTGTAGACAATGTTCTTGTCCACCTTGGGGAACCACCGATGTCCGTCTTCAGCTACCTGCTTCACGAAGTCATTTAGGTCCATGATTCACCCACTGAAGGAACTCCGTCTTTGCGGTCTTAGCGTGGTCAGAAAACACTCCCTTCATACATGCAGTCGTTGTAAGTGCACCAATGCTTTGAGCACCCCTAATTGACATGCATGAATGACGAGCTCGAAGTATGACTGCGGTTCCCACAGGCTTGAGTTCTTCTTCGATGCATTCGGCTATGTCGTTTGTTAGTTGCTCTTGGGTCTGAAGTTTCTTGGAGAAGTACTTTACGGCTCGTGCGATCTTGGATAGTCCCGCAATTTTATGGTCTGGGATGTAGCCTACGTAGGCTACGCCTTCGAAAGGAAGAACATGATGCTTGCACAGGGAGACAAAAGGAATGTCTCCTACTGTGACCATCTCATCATATCCATCGTTGTCGAACGTAGTGAAGTCGAACTCTTCAGGCGTTGTAAGTTCCTTCAAGGCCTTAACTAGCCTTTCCGGTGTCCTACTGGCCTGTGGATCATTTGGGTCGAGACCCGCGCACCGGACTAGCAATTCTTCTGCTAGTTGGTTGATTGGGAATCTCTTGAGCTCTTCACGCATGTCTACTGTCCAGACCACTAGCTACTTCCCTTCCGTTTAATAGGGAAATCGTCCCTGTCTTTATGTTGACAGTCACACCAGGTGTCACCTTTACAGGTTTCATGTTGGTCGTTTTTACAGCGCTTGCATATCATGCTAACGTCCTCTCTCGTCTCCCCAGATCATGACGTGCATTCTGGGACTAAGTCCGTACCCTCTTTTGAGTACTTCGTCTACTATTTGCCGAGCTCTACTGTCCAGAAGAGTCTGGTGAGTACCTTCTGGCATGCACATTATCCTGCTAGGATCTAGGTTACATTCTTTGACAATCTGGTCGATCTCCTCGAAGTCTGATGGGCCTGATACTACGAACTTGAAGTAGGCACCTTGATCTCTCAAGGCACGAAGCACCTTTGGCTTGTACCTCTTACTGTAAGGGTTACCACTATTGGCCAGCTTGGGCGAAACTACGTACTGGTCATGAGTATCGAACCCCTGATGAAGTAGCTCAGGTACCATTGGCATTATAGTGCCGGCAGTCTCTATGTGAACTGGACAGTATTGGTAATGCAGTTCCTCTACCAGATGCGAAAGAGCTGTCTGCTGCATCATAGGTTCTCCACCACTGATAACTATGATGGTGGGCTTGCTACCTATAGGCCAGAGCTTGATTAGTTCTTCCAGAACCTGTTCGACTGTCATCTCATGACATTCGTCTGCCTTGTTAGCCATCTTACCAAGAACCGTCTTGGCTGCCTTTGCTGGAGTAACGGCCCAGGTCTCCCATGTATCACACCATGTACATTCTTGGTTGCACCCGAACAGCCTAACGAATAGGCAGTGATGACCTGCGTACGGACCTTCCCCCTGGATGGTCAAGTAGGGCCGAAGATCTTATTGATCTGTAGCAGCCTCATACGGCACCACCTCCTTTCAGCCAAGGCTTCTTAGCAGCCTTGATCTCCTCTATGATTGCTTCCCGCCGACTAGCTACCTGAATAGGCAGCTTAGTATTAGATCCTACGACAGCTGTTAGGCCTATCCATTCAAGGCTCAATTCGGCCTGTAGGCGCTTAACAGTGAGATGAGGTAGAAAGCTTTCTAGTATAGGTTTGCAGTTAGCTGCTCCCGTTCTATACCAGCGATAAGTAACGTTACCTACTGGAAATTCCTTTCCAACTGCTTGTACAATGTAAGTAGGGATCTTGTCCGTTGGATACGAAATACTTCCGCCGTATAGGCCTTGGAATCTCTCGATCGGTTCAAGTAGACGTTGGCTTACAGAGAGACTTAGGTATCCTCCCGGAAAGCTGATACTCCCTTCACCGTCGAAGAAGCCAGCACAGTAGGCTACAAGTTCCGGAGTCTGTATAAGCCAAGCCTCCTTGATCTGAGACCTGTAGGGGCTAGGCATCGCTTGGACCAAAGATCCTGTTTACCTGAAGTAGCCTCACCTAGGTTCTCCTAGGAGTATGTCTTGCTCATACCATGCAAAGGTCTTAGGCGTCTCACTTACTCCTACGGCATACACTTCCGGAAAGTGCAGGTTGATTCTGAGTACATGGAAGAAGAAGAAGGCGAGTCTTTCTGCAGTTGGATTAAACTGAACTACCGGATCTATTTCGGCTTCTGGTCCGACATGGTCTCTTATAATGAGAGATCCTGCTCCTAGATGCCTATGTTCGAAGTGTACATCTAGGTACTCCTTGAACTCACTCAGGTCTCCATAGTCTCTAACGAATCCAGGATCTTGTAGGTCTCCTGCTAGCTTTACCCGAACTATGTAGTTGTGTCCGTGAAGCCTAGCACACTGGTGACCCTCAGGCAATCCTGTTAGGAAGTGAGAAGCACTGAACATGAAGTCCTTGCTGATTTTGTACACGGCTCTCCTAGAAGAACTTGTTACATGGACACTGGGGACATACGCACCGTCCTAGTCCTCCGGTCTTATACTTGCGCCAGCACTTGCTACACATGCACCAGCATGACTTGTATACTTCGAAGTTGTGTAGGGGATCGTGACCCGTATTAGGTTTCGGACCTCTATTCTTAATTGCTTTGTCTAGAACAGGGTTACTGGCTCCTATGCTTGAGCTCACTGACTTGCCTCTTTCAGTCTTCGTATTTCTCTGATCTTGTCAATTAGGTCTACAGGCCTTGGCTTTCGTCCGTCCGGTTTGAACTCTGCATGTTCTTCAACGTAGTGCCAAGGTTCACCGTTTAGCAGCTTACAAAACTGTTCTGTTACTAGTTGTGCTGATTGTTCATGCTCTCCTGTTACGATATTGTTGTCCCTAGTCATCGTTGCCCCACTAGGAGTTGCTCCAGCCTCTACCAGTAGGTCTCTAACTTCAACTAGGGGGAAGAACGAAACTCGCCTATTATTGCTGACTAGCCTAACACATGGAACAGCAGTACCGATAGCTGCTATGGGTTTTCCGTCCCACTTGAACGTAGCTACTAGTTCTAGTAGCCTATGATCTGTCCACAGAACCTGGGTATCCTTTAGTTCTCCGTCTACGAATATGACTCCGTCGAATGCTTGTGTGAATGGCGGCAGAAGAGATGTGTTGTCTAGTGTCTTCTGTATCCTGAATGGTTCTCCTGTATACATGTCTTGGATAACTATGTCGGTAGACATTACTGACATGACGCACTGGTTGCTGTTAAGAACGTCCATAACGGTATACAAGGCATGAGGATTGTACCGTCTGGCACAGATGATAAGAACGTGACTCACTTGGTAATCTCCTCTATTCCGAACGGTATACCGTTAGGATATATGTTCCAAAGTACCGTTCCGAATTTGGGTGGATCTTGGTCCCTTACGGTTTCGGCCGTAAGAAACGATCCGCAGCCTTCACCATCGTAACCTACACAGTTCCACCAGTCACGATCAAAACGGTACTTCATTGGTCCATGAACCATGCACCTCACTTCAATGTTATCTTGTGGCATTATTCTGGCGATTCGTTCTCTTCAGCGAGACGTCTACGGGCAGTATCAACAGACAGTGTTGGAATATCTGATCGTCCAACCAGTTCTGGGCCTGCCTTGCCTGCTGGGAGTTGAAACGTAGAGTCTACGTAGTCGTCTATGTCCCTCTTATCTACTTCTCCGTTTTCGTCTCGGTCAGTCCGAAAGAGGATTACGTCTCCCTTCCTGTAGGTATTCTTCATAGGCAGTTCGTGCCGCCTGATGTAAGCATTCAGGCTAGATGATATAGCTGTCGGCCTGTGTCCAGGAAAGTCGTTCGGATCGACCTTGGCTATAACTATTCCGGCAGCAAGGAACTCTTTACAGATGTCATACGATACTTGTCCTTGACTAGAGAACCCAGAAACCTCCTCCGGGCTCATTGGTATCAGCGGCATGTTAACCCTTCCACCTTGTTGCTTTCAGGATAGCCATTGTTATACATGCTAGTGCTGCTGGAATCAGTGTAACTGTTGCTACGACATTATCCACTAACTACTACTCTCCTACCTCGTGTGCTGATACTGCAATTGCTAGACATCTTGCGACAGCATCTGTAGGACCCATTCCATTCAAGGTCCATACATTTCCTTTACCGACTATCTTTGCAGCTGCAGCCCATGTATCAGTTGCAGGACTCTCTTGAGTCCAAGCTTCTTCTATTTCCGCCGTGTATCGTTCTCCACTTATGACTATCTCGATCTTGCCCTGTATATCCTTGATATATTTACCTGGAGGTTCTGGAAGAGCCATTGCCTCTATCTTTCAGGTTGAATGCTGCTGATGCCAGTCTGCTACTGTCTGCTTCCAGAATTCAGAGTCCGCATATAGAGTCTGATCCCAGTCTGCAGGGGCTTCCTTGACACTGGCTATTGCCTCTTGACGCTCGACGCAGGTTGCGCACCTGCCACAGTGGATGGCTCCACCCTTATAGCAGCTCCACGTCATATGAAGTGGAACTCCGAAACGATATGCGTCTGCTGCAATATCGTTTTTGCTCAGGCGAATGTATGGGGTTAGGAGTTCGAAGTTCGGATCGATGAAGCCTTCATTGGCCCACATGATCGTTTCCCGTACGGACTTCAGAAACCCTGGGCGACAGTCAGGATACTGAGCATGGTCACCTGCATGCATACCTGCAGCGACATACTTGTACTTGTTGTTGACTGCGATAGCTGCAGCGATGGAGATCATCACCATGTTCCGGTTAGGAACTACCGTGATCGCCATGTTGTCTTCAGAGTAGTGCCCCTCTGGTACAAGAATTTCGGAACCCATCTTGTATCCTGGCTGATCAGGATCGTCTATGATGCGACCTTGAGATGTGAGAGCCGAGTTGCTGATCAGGTCTGTAAGAGTGCTAAGTTCGACTAGGCTCCACCTAAGGCCGAGACGTTCTGCACATGCGAGTGCATAGTCGAGTTCCTTAGAATGCCGCTGGCCGTAGTCGAAGCTGATAAGGTGAGGGGTAGCATTGTGTACTTGAACCATACGGTACACAGTAGTAATACTGTCTAGACCACCTGACACGATAACTACACCATCAGGTTCCTTTGCGTCGACGATAGGCACGCTATCGACTAGGTCCTCTCTAGGAATCGGAATTTCCAGGTCCTGTGGAAACTGTGTTCCTTGTAGGCCCGGGGGAATGATTACTCGTTCGTTTTCGATTGGAAATACTGGTGTTGGGGTGACTGCGGTTCCGTATATCATTTAAGAATTTTCTCCGTCTCTGTGAGTGTCGTTCTATACACCTGTTGCTTACCATGTTGGTCTATAAGTATCAGGCCTCTCTCTTCTAGAGTCCTAACTATGAGTGACATCTCTCGAGCCTCTAGATGGTACCTGGTCATAATTGCAGACCGAGCAATGTGTCCGTGTCTGGATATTGCATTGTTGACCAGTTCGATCTTATGCTCGAGTGGTCCCTTGCCTATGTTCACTACGATGTCTTGTGCGTAACGTCTCCAAGACTCTCCGTAATGAGCCGCTCTTATAATGTCCTCTTCCTGAACTATAACTGACTCTTCTCGAACCTTGGAAGCTGCTATCAAAACTGCCGCCTTGAGCATACTGAACCCAAGGCGTGCGTACAATGGTGTTAGGATGTTCCTAAGGTCTCCTGCGTCCATTCCTACGTGCATAAGTGTTTGATCAATTCGGTTAAATCGAGTCCACGCATCTTTTGTCAGGGTTGCGTCTATGACTCTGTCAGTTAGACTTGTTACCTTTCCGTTCATTGTGATTGGAACTTGAGCACGATAACAGGCATACATGTCTCTAAGTTCATTAAGGATTACGTCCCTTGCGCCCCAGTTGTCTTCTGTAGGCGGACCTAGAGGTCTGACCTTAGTTGGATCAGTATCTGCTGTAACGAAAATGAACCTGGGCAAGAACCCCGAACTTACATGTTCGAAGGTTACCAGGCTCTGCATTCTGTCTTTGATTCCGCCTGCGAATATAATCAGGCGTGGATCCTTTATCCTGATCTCCTCTTTGCGTAGCCGTCGTAGTTGACTCCTTCCATCGTACAAGTTAGTGAAGAACTCTGGCATGCCTGACATGTAGTCTTTCTTTGTCATTGTCTCAAGCAAGCCGGTGAATTCGTCTCTAAAGAAGATTGAGACTCTGCCTGGTCTGGACGACAAAGCAGAAGCGAACCCTTCTATGCTTCCGTCTGTAGCCATCAGAAGAGATTCGTCAACTTCCTCTATCAGGTTCATCACTGTATTCATAGAGGTAGACTTGCGAGACAGGGTAGTGTTTGCCAGAATCATCAACCACAGGTTGGGAACAATGGGCCCGAACGATGTAGGAAGTCGAATCGAACCGGCCAACATACTCGAAAGTGCAATAAAAGCACCCGCCTGATGGTACTGGACAGCAGCGTCTCCTAGAGTCGATGCCCATGCAATGTACCTCTCGATGAAGCAGGGGTTAGCTAGTATGTCGTGTCTTTCCTGATCGGTTACTAGCTCTGGTCCTTCTTCAGGTCTTGGAAGATTTGTTGCCTTTTCATTCTGATCATGGACTTGATATGCTCGACAAACGTCTCTCCAAAGGAGGTCTGGTTGATCGGGCCACTTGTTACACTTAGAGTCCCTAGCTACTTGGAACGCTTCTTCTCTTGTCATGCCTGCTTCAGAGCAAACCATGACTAGCCTGAATAGAGCTTCGCTTCTAGTACCTTCTTCTACTTCCTGATGAAAGAGTGTATGTGCGACGCCGCTTAGCTTGAAGCTGTACCGCTCTAGGAACTTTACTCCGTCTTCGATTACCAGCTGAGGAAATGGAACTTGAGTATATTCGTAACCCTTAGCTACCGGATACTGGTCGAAGTCTGACAACCGGTACTTTGCGTCATTTACTTCTTCGACGGTTACCTCAGGGGCAAGTGCACCCTCACCGTACTTATAGTTCCTAGTTCCGGGGATTCGAAGCAACTGAGTGAGATCCCAACCGCTTCTGTCTGCTCCATCTTTGGAGTGATAGTACGCAATGCGCCTTGCGAGGTCTTCACTTTCTGTAGGATCCCTAGGCTCTTCAAAGACCCAAAAAGCCTGAAAACGGTTAGGACTTGTCTGCAGGACGATTGTGGGTCGAACCAGTAGAACTCCAGGAGGGCAAGAATCCAGGTCTGCCCATGTACATGTGGTAGTGACAACGTTAGCTTTAGTCCTTGTTGGCTCTGATAGTAGTTGAGGGCAGAAGTAGACGTTTCCTGAGTATTTGCTTCGTTCGACGAATTCATGCATAATCCTAATTTGATCAGGGTAGTTAAAGTAAGTCTCCTGGAAGTCATTCTTGTTCTTGACAGCAAGACACACTATTCCGCTAGATGAACCGAATATGGTATGAAAGAAGACTGCCGGAAGCATCATAGACTCCTGGTTTAGTGGCGTCCGGCTTTATGTGCCAGCCTAAGATATTCCTCTCTGCTTTTGTTTGTTCTAACCGGCATAGCTAGAGTAGCTGCCGTTTCTGTAAACCTTTGAGTTGTCGTACACTTACCGACAGGGCAAATAACTAGACTCGTTCCCAGGTTAGCATCTACCGTGCCAGGCCCAGTTCCTCTAGTCTCTCTACGAGTCTGTTCTTCATTCATACGTACCTCCTCTCAATAACTTGCATTCAAGGCCCGACAGGAGCAGAGCTCTGGATCCGTTATGGCTACCCACGGATCAACGAGTAGCCTATATTCAGATGCTCCTGCCGGACGTTCAATGCAGATTACTGGCGAATCCGCGCTGCACAGTTAGGACTACACAGGCAGTCCGCGGGGTGAAGGACCTCTACGGGGCCCTTGTTGTCCTGGTCTGCACTGTCCCAAGTAGGGACGTTTCCTTCTGGATTCATTGAATACTCCTTTACGGAAGAACTCCTGCTGGTGCCTTAGAGGCACCGCTTGGAGCGTCGAGGGGAGCCTGAGCTGTTCCAGACTGACCCGTGACGTACTTGGAGAAGCCTTGAATCTGGATCCTAGGCTCTCCTGAATCGTCCAGTTGAGGCTTCTTGTCCTTTCCTCTCGAGACATCACGACGTCCCCAGATGTCCTTACCGACATAGAAGTCGCGGTCGTCTGGGATATCGATCTCTCCGCCAATAGCCTTACCTTGGCTATTGATGGGAAGATCGTAATCGAGAGCCTTCAGGATCTGTGATGCAGTATAAAGAGCGCCCTCGAAGCACATCATGTTGACCCAGTCCTTGCGGCCAGAGAACGGTCCGTCTTGAACTGTGAGCTCGAGGTTGAGGTACGGCTTTCCTGCGTTCTTGTTAGGAGATCCGTCTGCGCCGGTGTCCTTGACGAACATGATTTCCATGTCCGTGAACTTGTAGTGGAACTTTCCCTTGGGAAGAGGTTCGCGATCTTGACTCTTTGCTTCCTGTTCGGAAACGTTTACTCTAATTCCCACTGTTTCACCTTCTAGGATGCGATTGACTCTTTAGTCTTGTCGAATATCCCTTGAGTGATTCGTTCGTATATTTTCCTCCTGCTATAGTCCATCTTTCCTTTGTATTAAAGGAAGTCTTGGGTTAGCTTCCGTGTTCCCAGGTGTTGGTAAACGTTGAAGAATTACTGTCTCCACCGATGCTACCTGGTTGTACCACCACATCCGATGTGGATGTACCGTAGTCGATAACCTTCGTGGTGGTCCACGCAGCATTGTTGATGCCCTCTGTACCAGACTGGCCTAGCGGTGTTACCTTCACGTCAGTGAAGTTGACGTTACCGAAGTTAGGCACCGGTGTACTGCCGTTGTTCTGGAAGGTAGCAGTGAATATCTCGGCAGTTGCACTAGCACAAGCAGTTCCGCCGCAGGTGTATGTTGTCGAGAAGTTATTACCTGTCGTGATGTCGTTGAGCGTATAAGTGTAAGTGCCTGTTCCAGCGTTACCCAGAACGCTCGTGAAGATCGTGTCTCCAGGGGCGAGGAACCAGTTAGGTACGAAGTCCTCGACGAAGTGCTGATAGAAATCGTCGTACCAGTACCCGTAATAGAATGGAACAGCAACACCAGCAGTGCAGCCTTCATCTACTCCGACTGCAGCTAGAATGTTGTTACCGTTCCAGCCGCCTAGTCCTACTAGGTGGATAGCAGCACTTGCACTAGAACAGGTACTGAAAGATGGTAGCACGAACGTAGCAGATACGTACTTGAACCCGCTAATAGTCCCAGGAGTGAGTACGTATCCTGCGTCAGCTGGTGAGTATAGCGTTCCGCTCCCAGATGTATTGGGGAACGGGCTCAGTGAGCCGTTTGGAGTAGAATTAGACCCGACATCCGTAGCGGACAGGCTCGTGCTGTCACCTGAACTAGCAGCAGAGGATCCAGCTAGACATAGCAACCCAGCTGTTGCTACTGCAGTTGTAAGGGCTAGTATCCGTTTCTTCATTAGATTCCCTTCACTCTACTTTATCGGATATCCCTTGAGTGATTCGTTCGTATATTTCTCCCATGTTTGGGTTTACCATAATCTCTGGTAGGTTTCCTGATCTGTCCTTAGCTACATATCCTTCCCACGATCCGGTTAGGAGTTTACGAACTGGCTTGCCTTCTTCTTGCTTCACGTACAAGTACGCAACGATATCAAAGAAGCCAGCCACCTCGTTGGACAACTTGCCAGACAGCTGAGGCTTGTGTAGCTGCTGGCCCGTCATGTTGTCCTTGTCAATCTGCTCGTGACAAGTCATGATCACGTTAAGGGGTAGGTCACGGTACTTCCTAACCCACTTACGGATCTGCTCGATGTTCTTACCCCACTGCTTGATCTGGGGTATGTCTGGATCCCAGCCCTTTTCAGGCTGATCCATCATTAGCTCGGCCATGATCTGGCTCATGTTCATCTTCTGGCACTCAGTGAGAGTGTCCAGAATAACAGTCCTAGGAACGAATTCACCTGGCTCAGGACCGTTATAGCACTGGCGAGCTAGAAGGTCGTAGATGGTCTGAAGCTGAGGCCAAGTCAAGCTGCCCTCTTCAGGTATCTTCCTGATCTCAGGTGCAGAGTGACGTAGTGTCATGTCTCCACCTTCGACGTTAAGATACAGAACGGGTCTCATTTCAGGTACGTAATCTGCAGTCGAAGCTAGGAACGTCTTACCAGCTCCGGGCTTACCGTAGATCAGCAGGTTGATATTAGACCTTGTAGCTCTCACAGGCGCGATCGGAATACCTGCGAAGGTCTTGGGAGACGGAACTACATCTACGGTAGTCATCGTGGCAACTCCGCTGCTCGCCTGTAAGTATCTACGAAGCCTCCCTTGATCTTTTCTTCTGCTGCATCCTGTTGACTTATATCTGCATACAGGAGATCATCTGGCACGTCTGTAACAGCGAGAGCGAACTGTCCATCGGCTCTTTCACACTTGATTGTGACTTTCATTCCGCTACCCTTTCGGGCCAGTGCCAGGTCCCTGCAGACATGTTCTCGTCGTGCTTGACTCCACCATTTTCCAACGACTTGATCTTGAGACCATAAGGTTCGAATACGAACAGGCCGACGGTCTCTTCTGCTTCCATGATCGAAGTAGGCTTAGCCACTTCTGTGATCATAGCCGCATAGTGGTCCTGAGGGTAACGTTCTCCGCCCGAGCTGTTACGAACGTAATGTACGGTCCTACCTACACTAGGTTTCACTAGTCCCCTACCTTATCAGTTGTAGGCTTCTTTTGCCGCTTGTAATACGGTTCTAGTTTCTGATAAAGTGTGTCTAGGCTGTATTGGTAGTCTTGGCCTGCGTTTTTGCTTAGACATGGAGTTTGATATGCACAAGTTCTACAGCTGAACTGACCTGGCATTGGATAGATGCGTAGGTTCGGATCGAGCATTGTTAGGACTTCTGCGACTAGGTTTTCTTCGACCTGTTCTAGTTCGTAGTCAGACTTGTAAATTGTGGACGATCTATAATAAACGATTCCTTCGTTCTTCAACCAATCAAGAAAAACGTTGTACAGACCTGCTTTAAAGGCTTCTGCGTCATTAACAGAAACGGTTTCATAGTACGTCTGATAATCTGTTGCCATCTGCTTGTTGACACTATACTTACGTCCTAGTCTTATAGACGTATTTTCTTTAGGTGGTTCTGGAAAAGCCTTTCTAATTTCGAAATAGATGAATCCTCGTAGGTTCAATCCCATTGCACGTCTAAGTGCGTAACAGTACCCTGCAACCTGATCATCCAGCTCTAGGTATATTTCAATGTCACGAAGTTGGGCAGCTGTCTTCCAATCAACGATCCAGTACCCTCCGGACATGTCATGCATGATGGCGTCAACTCGACCGGAAAAGACAACAGGGTTACCTCTCCATCTACCTCCACCAGCCTTAGCAAAGGAGGATCGGCAGGATTTACATTTGCAGAGCAACTGGTTCCCGTTACTATCTCGCAATGGAACGTCAAAGCTAACCTCCACGTGGGTAGGAACGTATTTGTCTTGCAATATCGGAAGCTGACGCTTGACAAAGTATTTGATCATGCCCCTGCCAAGATCAACTCTTTCGTCGTAGTCTTCTTCGTCTTCGCCTTCGAGAGCAAATTCATCTCTGGCCCAGAGGTACTGCTTACGCTGTTCGTTACACGTGTCTACGAATGCCTTTTCAGCTAGTGCACCTAGAACTATATGGTTGTACTTCCACGTCGTTGGGTTGAACAACGTTTCCATTGCAATATGGAACGCTGTTCCGAACTCAAGAGGCTTAGCCGTAGTGACTGGATAGTAACCTTCTCTTACCCAGTTCCATCGTCTGCGGCAGCCTCTGAATGATCGCCGTTCACTCGTATGCACTTCATGTACTATCCTGCGGGCGATCAGATCTTCAGAGTAGAGGTCTACTGTCATGCTTGCGGAGCGTCCTGAATAAGATCAGGCATAGGTGGAACTGTAGGAGCCGGAGGCTCGTAACCCTGAAGATCTTGAGCAGGATCGACATGTATACCCGAGCTAGACTGAGCTGGAAGCTGAACTCCGGGATGCTGAGCGAATGAAAATGTAGGGGTTAGTGTAGCTACTGGGCGAGCTGCATCCTCGATGGCCTTGATGAGACTCTCGGCCGATCCGACTTCGGCAATGATCTCTGATACCGTAGGCCTATGCGTAGCCCTGTATCCTCCAGCGAATGCTCCTAGCCCTGCCAAGAAAGGCGGAATAAGGGGGATAGCATCGGGGGGAATATTTGTACGAAGCCACGGAACGAAATCGATGATTAGTCCTACGGCGATACCTAGAGAGCCACCTGATCCTGTAGCAGCCCAAACCTTTCCGCTAACTGGACTCTTGGGAGTAATTGGAGTTGTCATGCCCATCACCTCATAATTGTATAATACAATTATACCTGGGATCACTTAGGTTATCAAGAGCTTCACTACCTGTTTATTTAACTTCCTGAGGGGTTACTTCGGAGCCCTGTCTTTGATAAAGATTCCACAGGCCTGTAGAGCTTCCACTACATCTTCGCGGTTGGTCTTAGACTTGTGTACCTTCTTGTTGAACGAGATACCAGCTAGGACATCCTGAGCATCATGTGCTTCGTCCATGTCCAACAAGGCGGCAGGAGACTCGAAGTCATACTGGTCGTTACTAGGCTTGTTGTCACCTAGACTCATTCGTCCCTTGATTGAAGGCTGTACGAACTGTCCCATCATCCTACTGTTGAGCGTTCCCATTACTGGATCTCCGAAATGTCTCCACTAGACGGTACAGGTTTCGATTCGGTGTCTATAGTAAGACTGAATACGCCATTTGGGCCTCCTACCCGCCATACGCTAAATCCCCAGCCGCCGTCCTCCTGAACCTCTATAGCGGGATATCCGGCTATCTCAACCAGGCTAGCTATCCATTCTGCATTTGTCATTATTATTCTCCTTTCAAGGCCCGGCTCGAGAATGCAGACCGATCAAGAGCGACCTGCTGTGCTGGACCAGATCACTCAAGTGAGGGACCATCCCTCGCATTCTCGAGCCGGACGTTCAATGGAGATTAGCCCCAACTAGAGCTGATCATGTTTGCCTCCCTTATGCATCTAGACGATACGTCTGGCTCGTAAGAGCCTTTCGTGATGGCCAGAACTCGGTGTATGGGCCGTCGTTGAACGAGATAGTAGCGAGGAGGATGGCGTCAGGGATACCGCACGTTGCCCTCGTTTCAAGTTCCTCTCTAGTGACCTCACCACTGGTCCGCGTATACCGTTGTAGAGTGACGACGTTCTCGCACAGGATTCGCACCTGCATCGAGGTGGGACAACCGGATGTCTCCCAGTCAGCCTGGGCATACGCGCCAGTCAGGTTGTTGGTGTTGACGTTGTCGTCCCATCCGGGCCTACAATTCTGCTGGAAAGCAGCCAGTAGGATGCCCGTTCTGATGCAATCGGTGGCGTGGTGGTACATGCATGTCGTCAGGGCTGCCTTCCGGATGCCCGCCTTGTGGAACAGCACGCAACCCCAGGTACAGTAGGTATGCTCCGTACCATTATGTTGCCATCTATCGTAACCGCCGTAGAGCGTGTTGCCCTGAGCGATGATGGCGGACCCGTTGCTGCTTGTGGTGCCGCGCCCGTGCTTCAGAGCATTGGTCGGCGTGCTGAAGAACGCCCACGAGTTGTAGGTCTCCGAGCAGGACCGACCGTGGGCGTCAACGAAGCCCGGCGAGTGGTCAACATCGATGCTGATGGTGCAGTCCACACGAGAATGCTGAACGTGCTGTGAGACCGAAGTACTATGATGAGCACTTGTAGAACCTACAGCAGGAGATGCTGTGAATCCCAGAATCGCGAGCGGAACGATCAGTAGAAGCCAGAGTATGCGCTTCACGTTGTACCTTTCTATTAGGGGGCTAGGTAGGGGAAGTTGTGTCCCAACACACCAACCCAGAAGTGACCGATGAACCCTACGAAGTCGATGCTCAGGATAACCAGACACACAAGAGCGGCGACCCAGTAGATCGTTCGGGACTTAGAAGTATGTCCTTCTTTCCGAAGAGCATCTGCTTCTCCCGATAGTTCATCTTCTTGGATGAGTTTCGTTGCTGCTTCTATGGCAGTAGGAGGCATGAGTTCATAGCGCATCCAGTATGGATCACCAATACCTCCCCTTCGGAAGTGTGAATCTACGAGTCGTTCGACTATGAACGATTGAATTCTTGTTCCAGCTGGTCTCCAGATCCTATGGAGTATTTGGCCTATGAGGATGCCCAGGAACAGAGATTCTGCTAGATGTAGCCAGTTCATCTGTTGGGCAGTGATTGATGATACGCCTGGACTACTGTTGAACCTGAGCTTCAGCCACGTAGCTGCAGTGATAAGGATTACTGCAGATACTAGCACCAGTATCGGAGCTATAGCTGTGTACCACCTACTGGCAGGCTTACGTGCTCCTCCAGCAATAGACAGTGCGCCCATGGTTGCCAGAGCTGGTAGACCGATATCCCTGTAGGGGTGTCGATAAGCAGCCCAGTTCCCCTGGTTGATTAGCCAGGTATGCTGACCTACTATGCCCATGCCACTATCCCAGCCCTGCTTGAGCCAGAATCCAGGCCAGTAGAACGACCCGACATGAACGTACCAGTGCACCTGGCTGATACCGAAGTACAGCCCTGAAGATAGCAAGCCGAAGACAAGGACACCTAGACCCAATGACCAGCAGACCTGCTTGATCTTACGGGCTTTAACTACATGAATTCCCGTTGTCACTCCGTAATCATTGCTAGCCGTTGTCATGACAGCTGAGCTACCTTGTTGACGATAGCGGTGAAGTCCTTAGTACCGCTACCTGATCCTAGACCATTAGCCATAATGGTCTGTTCGGTGAAGGTTTTGAGTTGAGCGACCTTTGCAGAAGTGAGTCCCATACAGGTCCCAATGTCCTCTGTACTGTGAACAGGATGAAGCATGAAGGAACCAGATACGTGAGTGACCATGACCTTCATCTGAGGCGTTCCTGCGTTGACGATGGTGAGAGTTACTCCCTTGCCGGCTGCACATCGTCCGAACTTGACCGCTACCGTCTTCTCTGCCTTGAGTACTGTAGGGCTAGTAGCTAGTGCTTGAGCATGAGCTCTGGCACTAGAAGCCACTGCAGAGGGAGTTGAACTAGATGATGCTCCGCATCCTACTGCAGCTGCTAGGATTGCGACGGGTAGTAGTACTACTGGCTTACGCACGGTTCTTCTTCCTGATTGTTAGACGCCGAAGGCCTTATCGGCCCATTCATGAGCTTGATCTCGATTAAGTCTATATCCCATAGACCCGAACTGTCCTACGAGTGCTTCTGCTGTATCGAGAACATCTTCTGGACTTTCATCGAAGTGGATTGCTACCATCTCTGCAATCTCACCTGGTGACATATCGTGTAGTACAGCTTCCCTAGCCATACCTACCTGAGCGCTGTACTTCTCGTCTAGCGCATCATGCAGATGTTGCGCAGCTACATTAGCTTCTTCCACGGTTGGGAATGTGTCCACGTTGTACCCTTCTTGACTTTGAGTAGAGGGCGGCTCAGGCCACCTTTAAGGATGGCAGTCTGAAACGGCTTGCCTGACCGGCTTCTGCCGTAGCCTGAGATCTTGGTTATCCCTCGCCGTATGGGACCCTCCGGTTTACTTAGCATCCATCATATGGTGCCCAGTTGTTCTGTCCTCCTGCGTTGATAGCGTTCATGAATATTTGGTCTTGATAGGCAGGTCCAGCATTGCCGTAGAGACTTGGGTCTCCACCGTATGCTACCCAAGTAGAAGCAAGGAACTGGTATGCTCCTCCTCCGTTACCTGTTGCCCACGAGTAACTGCCTCCATTTTCTGCCGCTCGAACGCACGCGCCGAAAGCTCCTCCGACCCCTGATACTGAGGTGTAAGACGAAGAGGGTGAAGCTTGGTAGGAACTTTGGCTAGGCGTGGGGGCTGTGGATGCTTTAGGTACAGGTGGGGGCTCGGGTGGATTGCCATGTAGTGCTACGACCTTAAGTCGCGTACCTGTACTTATGGTTGATGGGTCCTTGATATGGTTCTTGTAGTACAGAAGAGTCCAAGCATCAGATCGACCGTAGATGCGCTGGGCGATCGTGCTGAGAGTATCTCCCTTTCTTACCGTGTAGAAGTACGGGAACGAACTTATTGCCTCTCCAGCTGCTGGAGCTGCAATAGGATGATTATGCCGCCACAAGGTTGAACTTGCGACGGCTGATGTAGATTTGCTCTCAGGTGCTGAGAAGTTTGAGAAGTCGCGTAGTGAAGATCCTCCTCCTGTAAACGCTTTCGGAACGAGCATGATTGACACTGGCACTAGTGCTAGAACTGCAACTATGGGTAGTAGCCACATGTAGTTCTTTGGGGTCCTTTTTACGTTCTGGCCTTTGTAGGCTAGTTCACGTATTTCACTAACGAACCTTTTCGCCGCATGTTGTGCCTTGTGCATTGCTTCTCCAATGATTGACTACTCCTCAGGATTGCCTGAGGAGTCGTCCCCGTTAGAGTCGGCAATAGGCCTCACCTCCTCTTCCTTGTCGTCTTCGTACCTTCCTATGATTGCTCTAGATGTCCATCGTGCTATTGAAGTTACTGTTATTCCCCCGACTATAATGATGAGTGCTATGATAAAGAATAGTTGTCCTGGTAGTAGCTTGGCTATGATCTCGTTCACGATTTGATACCCTTTTTGTATCGTTCGCTTATCAGTAGGTTAGCTAGGTCTTCCGGGTCGACATCTCCAGGCCACCTAGGCGGGTCGACGAACAGGTGAACTCCTAGAGCTAGTTCGAACTGGTCTACTAGCTGAGAACAGATGTCCTGTCTGTGTTCGTTGATATAGTTCTGCAGTGCACTAGTGTTGACATGGAGTCTGTGCAACGCTAGAGCAAAGTAGACTAGAGATGAATAGGTTATTCCTGTGAACCCAGATACCAATGATGGCACCTTAGATCTCTGTTCCGGCGTAATATCAATGATCCCTGTTGACCAGAGATCCGTATCTTCTACTCGCCTGTACCTAACACGCGATCCACCAGGCTGAGCCTCTAGTACCGGAATCCAGACTTCTCCCTCTTTGACTGTGCGACCCTGAATGCCAGACATTGCTCCTTGCATAGGATCTGGAATAATAGATCCCACTGTCAGAGGAGGACCTACACACACTAGTGCATGTTCGTAATCTCTGAATCCGCCTCCATTCAGCCACTGTCCTATTCTGATTGCTAGACCTATGTCTCCGCCTGTTCTAACTGCAGCGAAGTCTCCTGGTTCAGGTATTACCTTCATCCCGTACCTCTTCCTGATGTACTCCAGGTGGAACTGTATCTGTTCTCTCAGTGTCAGAAGCTTCGGTTGCTCCATCTTCACCACCTAGCATATGCTGGGAATGGTCTACAGGATCGTTGGGCTTGTATCCTGGCTGGAACATCTTCTGATTCGGGCCCCCCATAACATGAGCCTCCACAGGCCCTTTGGGTGTCAAGACCTGTTGTAGAAGATTATTACCGCCTGAGATGATCAGGTTGTGAATGAACCTATCTACGACCAGCTTAGTTGGCCTTTTACAAGCAGAATGAACCCACCAGCCAAACTTGGTAGTCTTGCCGAATCCTGCTACCGCCTTGTACTGTTGGCTCCTGATTCCAAGACCCTTGGTGCATTCACAAGCCAACGTAGGCCTAGCTAGGAGTGCTTCTAGCTTGCTGTACGACATAGCTATAAGGCCCATCTCTGCAACCTTACTAGATGCTACTTCGTCTGAGTTCTGTGACGCGTTCAAGTCCTTAACGAACTTGTTGGCAGCTGCATTGTTCTCGAAGGACAGTATGACGACTCTAGCCAAAGTTTCCTCCATGTCTTGCTACTAGCACTTCTGTATCATGATGCAGTGCTGGTTCTGGCTCGAAGTACTCTTCGAGAGTACTCTTGCGGATATTACACAGAGGGAACCATGCGACCAGATCGGCAGTGTCACCGTATCCTACCTGTGCGCCTCTGGTTCGAACTTCGATTACTGCGTCCTTGAGGTAGATTTCGCCTAGTTGCTCTTCTATGTGCCCGTCGAGGTATTCTACGGTTATCTTCCACTTGCGTGTTTCGAGTGACATTAGCTTCCCTTTGGGTAAGATGTTGATGGTCCGTTGAGTTGTGATGCTCTTTGCTGGTTTAGTTCTTCTATAGCCTTTATGATGACTCTTTCTAGGCTAGGTTGCTGCGGTATAGGGTCTGTCAGAACGAAAGACCAGAGGAAGTTCTGAAGGCCCAGGGCGAGTCCTCGTGCTCCGATAATGATCTTCATGACCGGCTGATGGTGAACTGCACCTGTTGGTTGGCCTTCAGGAGTTAGGATAGGCATTTGTGCTATATCAGGCACCGCTGCCCACCAGATCTCTAGGCCCATCTTGAACTTGTCTATAGTACTCCTAATGAGGTCTTCTACTTCGGGGTCAAGCAGATCGTGTACACGTGCAGGTATACTTGCGTCACCCATGTTTAGCTCCAAACCGGTCGAGGGTATGATACGCAAGTTTCCTTTGTGGATGTTTACTTGTCGCCTAGGATGCTGTACTCCAGTACCCAGTTATCGTTGTCGTTGTACACCCAGTCGTTGCCTTCTGGGTCAGTTACGTACAGATCTATTCTGTCCTTTGATTCCTCAGGAGGATGTACAACGTACTTCTTGCACTCCTCTTCTGTTCCTTCAAGAACAGGTTCGGCTGCGTCTCCCCAACAGGTCCACTCGTCTTCGTTTGCCATTTACTCCTCCGGAAAGTTGAGATAGGCAAATTCTCCGAATAGTTCTTTAGCTGCTATATCGTAGGCTCGTGCTGCTTCCTCTTCGTCTGTAAAGAGTCCTAGGTTAGTTCTTTGCCCGTCTTTGTTAATTCTCGCTGCCCACTTGTTTGACTGCTTATGTTTGCCTACGCCTTTGAAGCAAGAAGACGTCCCTGTCTTCTTACGCTGATTCATAGCATTCTGACTACGAGTAGTCTCTCTCAGATTGCCTTTCTGGTTATTGAGACCGTTTCCATCCGAGTGGTCAACGCGGTCCCAACCAGTGATAAGCGTATGCATGTTGATGCGTTCACTAGGTTCAGTTGGCGCATATGCTCTTGCGTAGAACGTATAGCCGTTTCCATCACCAATAGGGTACCAAGTATAGCCCGATACTCTTTCGTAGTCTTCATCATCTACGAAAGCAACCATACTACCTACTGGAATTTGTCTCATAACTGTTCTGTCCAGTCTTCATTCCCACTCAAGGGGATCTCCTCTCGCTGCCCTACGAAGCCCATCTATGTGTGCTTTCCAGTTAGAGTCACCGTACAGATCTTCTGGCCTATGGATCCTCTGGTCGCGATAGCCTCTTGGATCGTAGTATTCCTTGTCTGGATAGTTTCCAGATGCGTCGTGAGCCACGCGGGTCTTAACTTTGATACGTCCGTCAGCTCCCCAGTACACATCTGAGGCGGCCGTTCTTACGTTCGGTACTTTACCCTCTGTATCCGTAATCGTAATTTCGTTACCGCAACGTAGGCAAATAGCAACCAGAATATCAGGATCACCAAGACGGAAAGGACGTCCGGTCGCTTTAGCTTGCTCACTCCTCAACTCTTCATATGCTAGCGTCGAATCCGACTTACGGAATTCTATACTAAAGTGACTCTGGCTACAACAACTGAGATAAGCTTTCCTGTGATCGGTAGAATCCTTAATATCCACTTGCCTGCTCCTCGTACGCGTCCATGTCTACCTTGTCGTCCAGTAGAAGTTTGAGAGTATTCCATTTTCCGGCAATCTTAGTTCTACGTCCTAGGTCAACAGTATTGCGGGCGATTATGTCTATAACTTGGACTGGGTGCTTTTGTCCATCACGGTGAAGTCTATCGACAGCTTGCTCGTTCTTAGTGGGCGTCCAGTGCCTATCAAGAAGGATGCACGTAGAGGATCTATGAAGCGTGATACTTTCGCCCCCAGCCGCAATGGTCCCAACGAACACCTGAATATCGCCGTGTTGGAACTCATCAACAAGCTTGTCTCGAACCGATTGTTCCCTGACGTCACCTGTGTAGACCCCGACTGAGATATTCTTACTTTCCAGTTTCCTGGCAACGAGATTAGCCATCGACTTGAACTGGGAAAAGACGACGAAGGATTCGTTTGGGTGGTCATCTATGACCTCTTCTAGGGCTGCTAGTTTGGAGGATGGCTCTTCTAGAACGACATATCGTACTAGTTCTACTTGTCCTGTCTTACGTCTCCTAACTGGTCTCATTTCAATGTGAGCAGATGCCAATGCGAACTGTTGTAGTCTACAAAGCTGAGCCACAACCACTGCCGCCGTAAGTGGTTGGTCCTCATGTTCTCCGATCCAGGCTAGCATATTCTTACGCATCTGGTCATAAGCTTTGCGTTGCCTAGGAGCAAGTGTTACTTCTATGTCGGTGTACGTCTTGGGTGGTAGTTCATCTAGAATACCTGGATCAGACTTTAGCCTTCTGACTGTGTACCTAGACATCTCCCTACGTAGTGCAGGTATAGAAGCTTTATTTACGCCTACGATCTTCTTGAACGTTGTTCCAGTCTTAGTACAACGACTAGTGTGTATGATGGGTCCGTTTTCAAATGCTGAAACCCCTCCGCACTCTTGACAGACTGTCTCTTGTTCACAGTTCTTGGACGCATATCCCCAAGCTACATAGTTTCCCGTTGAGGTTTTCATGGATATAACAGGCTCGTCGTCTCCGTCTTTCTCTATTTTCTCGACACGATCGAGCCTTCCAAAGTGAGCTTTAAGCAGACTATCTACAATTTTACCTTTTCGTGATGGTTCGCAGTAGCTGAGAAACTTAACCTTCAGACTATTGACTAGGGTAGGGGACCCTTGTCCTCCTGTAAACCTAAATACAATACATCCGCCGTGAGGGTCTTCGCTTACTTCGAATCCTAGAAGGCGTGTTACTGTTCTAATTCTGTCACATACCTCCGGATTATGAGTTGGAGACTGAGATATACTGAAATTACCCTTTCCGTTGATGTTACCTTCTCCATCGTAAAGACCACCTAGCCACATGGCTTCTTTTTTCAAGTTCCAGGTTAGCTCATCTGGTACTTCAACCACTTTGGACAGATGTTTAGAACCACCGTATAGTCCCAAAGGATTGTGTCCAAGTTGTACCCAAGGGTTAGAACCTAGTTTAACTCTAGAAGGTACGCTTGCTCTTGGGTCTAGCCACTTATGATCAGGCGTGCATCTGATAGTCGAACCCGATGCTAGTGTTGCCTTGACAAGAGGTGCTCTACGTCCGTAGATCGCAAGTACGTCAGAGACACAAAGTTTCTTTGAAGAGTCCCAACCTATTACCTTGTCTCCAATCTTTACGTCTCCTAGTGCCTTGAAAGTTCCATCTGCCATCCATATAGGAGTTTCCGGTGGATTACAGTAGTCACCAACGAACTTCCAGAACGACCTATACGTCTGAGGCCACAGCCAATTCAAAATCGACCAGAGGTCTTGTGGCTTATCTTCTGCAGGGGTTCCAGACATACCTGTCTTGAATTTAGGTTTAAGGGTTTTGACAGCCCTAGTCTGTTGAGTCTTTCTTCCCTTCAACCTATGACATTCGTCAGCAATAACGTGGAACCAATCTACCTTGCGAATAGCTGGGATAAGATCCTTATTGCGAACAGCTTCATAGTGACAAATGTAGTAGTTGTAGTTCTGGGTCAATGCCTTCCTGAACGCTCGCCTACCATCAACAGGCATTCCAGTTCTGTCCATAACGTATACACGTGCTTGAGGCCACAATGCCTTAATGTGCTTCTGCCAATGTCCATGAACCGAAAGAGGAGCAAGTATCAGAGTACGCCTAACTTTCAAAGGTCCGGAGCCATTAAGGGTCTTAACCCTAAGGCGCATATCTATGACAATAGCCTCGAACGTTTTTCCTAGTCCGATAACATATCGTCACCGACCAACCTACTAGCAAGCTCGGGAACTCCTAGTTTGTCGACCGCCTCCCGTTGGAAGGTGTATAGTTGTATACGTGACGAATTCATTGACATCACCTCCCTACGTTCCTTGGAAAGTTGAAACCTTTGTACTCCGGACCGAACTCTTGTAGAGCCCAGGTGTCGTATGCTCTAGCTGCGTCCTCAGGGGTATCGTGCCTGCCTAGATAGATAGGGCCTCTATGAGAACCCTTTGCAACCCACTTGCCTGCATGCAGAGTGACACCTCTATAGTTTGTACCTCTTTGCCTTGGCGCCTTTATCTCACGTCTATTGTTGTTCTGCACTATCATCGTTGCCCATTGTACATTACGTGCACAATATCCCTTTGAGTTATCAATTCTGTCTAGAGTATGTCCTTCGGGCTTAGGACCAATAAACTCCAGTATGTCTTCCACAAAATATTCGAATTCGAACCATCGATCGCATACTGTTATTCCTCTTCCTCCGTAGTATGCGTAGTTATGATGCTCGGGGTCGTAGCATCTCTTGAGCATTCCGTGCCAGAGTCTATAGTAGTGGTTGTGAGAGTCTCGTCTTGTTGGGTAGATGTCCCCGTACGTCCTAGACATATCTCTCCTATATAGTCACCGCTTACAGGGCACAACCAATAAATTACGAAGTGGGCTCCTCTCTTTTCATACTGTGTTCCCAATCTAATCCTCTTGGATCCATTGTACGGATGACGTTTCTTACATCGTTTGCACCATACGCCTCTGTTGATCTCCTGCATAGTAGGGGGTTCTTGACCGGAAAAGTCTGCTCCCCTACTCTTGCGTTTCCTCCTGAATATCTTTCTACCTTGTCCTAGTCTGACTAGACCATCATACAAGTTGTCATCTGGCATTACGGTAGCGGACCTGAAGGAGTCGGATCGCCTTTATCTCTGAATTGTTCGTAGGGTTCCATTAGTCTGCCTACTGTAAATATCTTAGTCCCGTAAGACGCTTCTTCCCACATGTCAGCTGGAGGATCTTCTGTTACTGTTCCGTCCCAAGGACCTGTGCAGTCGCAGCCTTCGGTACGCACTGCTGCCTCGTCTGGCAGATCCTTGATCGCTTCCTTCAGTTCCTTGATAGTGTGATACATGTTTCATCCATGTTCTGTCGGAGGATAGTTGATACTAGTTGGGCCTTTCCAATCCAAATCTTCTAGGATGGTAGACCTAATGACCATATCTCCATGACGTCGCGTACCTATAGGGGGTATCTGCCAGTGTTGTCTATCTGCTTCGGCACGCTCAGGAGTGTCATAGACATACTCTATCAATCGTAGCACTCTAATTGGCACCATTATCACCTCGGCCAAATGTCGTTACGGTCGTGTGTCTTGTTCTCGTCTTTGTCCTTTAGATGTAGTTGGTTTGACATCACGATGAAGAATATCTCTAGGCAGAAAGCCGCTAGAACTGGGTAAAGGTTGGGCGAGTTTATTACTATGCTGCTCAGTCCTAGTGTCATCGATGCAAATATGCCCCAGTCGTATACGTTGAGCTTCTTGGCTCGATCTCTTGCGACCTTAAGTCTGCCCATCATTGTCTCCTGGTTTCTGAAGTTTTCCGATGCTTCGGAAGTACACATCGGCTTCTTGTTTGTTTATACACTTTCTACCACATGGGCAGAAGTATACCTTTAGGTGATGTGCCCTTATGTGATAAAAAACCTGTTGTGGCTTGAACGGTCTAATCTTACTGTAATTGACCGGAGTTATGAGAGGAGATTCGTCGTCTTCGAGTTCATCAGCTTGCATCTGCTCTATCAGTTGGTCCGTATTCAGTTCAGGAGTAATCTCTTCGCCCATGTTTACCTCTGGGAATTACGGTGAAGTACCTGTAGAAAGGAGAGTATGTATGGCTTCGGTCTGTACATCAAAGGGTTGTCTGAAGCTTTGAGATGTACTCGCACAGCCCAGTCTGCGACGACTAGACCCTCCATGGGAGATAGTTGCTCTAGATCTTTGGAATCTACTTCAACCCCAACGAGTTGAAGCATGTCACGTAGCGTTTCAGGTGTAGGAACGTATTCTATAAGCCATGTAGGTCTCATTAGTCAGGGTATCCTAGGTCTCTTCCGATTTCGTACGCTTCGCCTTTACGTTCATCTTTGGCTGCAAGGTACCTAAGGTTGTCTCGTGCACGTTGGGCTAGAGCTGAGTGTACACTTTCTGATTCGAAAGCCTTCGGGCCTGTGGATCCTGAGCCCTTAGGAGGCACCGTGCCATCAGGATTGACTTGTACGTACCATCTGCCACGCTCTCCAGGAATCAGAGTACTTGATCCGGCTAGCTCAGGTGGAACGAAGTCAGGACAACGATCGTTCCTGCACTCTAGAAGGTGTACCTTAGTACCAGGCGTGGCTACTGTAGCTGGAACTCTAGCAGTTCTGACATTGATGAGCTTGCCAGGTTCATTACAGGTAGGGCATCTGCACGCCTCTTCATAGAGGGTTTCGGCCATGTGTCACCCTGTTTCCTCTAGACGGATACGCTCTTCTATTGCGTCTAGCCTGTTTTGACTATCGGCTAGCCTCTGTTCTATCTTGGCCATTCTTGACTTACCAGGAGTTACGCCTGACGATTCGAAGAAGAGGTCCATTGTCGGGTCGTCTAGAAGTTCCCATCGGGACTCAGCGCTTCCGCCTCCGCGAGAGAGCTGCTTAATACAGCCCATCTGTTGGAGCGCCTGGAGGATACTAGTGTAGTATGGACTAGGTAGGTTTAGCTCTCTGAACAACCTAGTCGTATGACCCTGGTAGACGAAAGCATGTCTTACGGGTGCAGCAGAGTCTCCAGGGGTTCCTATCTGATGAGGAAGGGCTCCTGCTCTCATTGCTTCGAACACGGTAACACAGTGTTGAAACAACGCTGGCGGAGCCTTCTCAATATCATTCATCTGTCTTTTCCCTCCCTTCAGGGACACTCCTTTCCGAGCTATGGAATATAGTCTCTACGTCTCTTTGAAGTAGTACGTCGCCAAAGATCTTATTTGCTGTTTCAAATCCGTAAAGGAATCTAGTACTTTGTTCGAAAACCGACCAACCTGCACTGTCCAGTTGGTCCTCTAGTACTAGAAAAGCGTCTCTCATTATGTGCATTGCTTCTCGGAATGCTTCACGTTCGTCAGTCATTAGTTTACTTCCTAAGAGGGGGAGCCTGACTCTGCCGTTCAGGCTCCCCCCGTTGTAGGATTTACATGCTTAGCAGGCATGTGCTCGGTTAAGAGCGTCCTGGCACCCGACCGATGTAGACGACAGGCGTCGGGAGGAATCAGGTTTAAAGGGCACTTGCTCTAGCCATTGAGCTATCGGGGATCGTTGGCTCCCCGAGTCGGACTCGAACCGACATCAGTGTTGGATTGTTCCTCCCCGTTGATTCGTCCACGGGGTGCTCTTAAGTTTATCCCTGCGAAGTTGAAACGCCCTCGTTTTTGTTGGGTTCCGTTAACCCTTGTGGGCTCAGGTTAATGTGAGTCTCTTGACTCGTCACTATCAGGTTCAGGTTAGGGTAGTTCGCTCAGGATAGGACCTCAGTCACATACCCGAGCAGCTCTTGTGCTGGATGACGATCTTCTGTCACGTGGGCATTAGCCTCATGTAGGGCCATCTTAACTGCGTCTACTAGCTTCTGGGCCCTTGCGACTAGTGCTTCCTTGTCCTTAAGGGTAACTGCTCCAGAGAACTTGGTTGTAGTCCATATGCCTACAACGTGGCTGTTCTCTACGATCTGAGTCTGAGCAGGAAGTAGGCCTTTAGAGGTCTCCTGGTGAGGATATAGGACTAGGCCTTCCTTGACCTGCTCGACTCGAGTCTGTTCTGACACTTCGGAGACATAGCAGTCCTGTGCTGGATCATAATGCCACTGCTCGTCTGGGGGGAGAACCGGAAGAGCGTTTAGGAACGTTCTAAGGTCGGTTACCATCTTCTCTATGGACAGGAGAAGAGTAGGAGGAGCGTTTGCGAGCATGATGTTTCCGTCAACTACTACGTTTGCAGTAGTCTCTGTGTTGGCATAATCCTTAGTCGTCCTAGCGTCTAGCAGAACGGCTTGAGCGGCTACGAATTCCTCTAGAACCTTGTATGCTCGAGTCTGCAACAGCTGACTCTGATCAGGCTGTATTGCAGTTCCTTGACGCTCGACTCGGTATATCTTCGTGAACCCAGCTAGACCAGGCGCCTTCTGAATCCTGTGATATGCTCTAGTTTGAACATCTTTCATTCGAGTCGTAGCATCTGCATAACGCGACAGTACGTGGCTTAGACGTACCTGAGTCATGTGAATCTCCAGTTTAAGTTTGTTGTCCGCCTTGAACTCTACCCATTACGGGTAGGAGCCCTCTTACCGTTCTTGCTTCTTGCTACGCGCACCGTTCCACTACTTGAACTGACTGTGAACTTTGCAGCTCGAGCCTGTCTACGTGCAATACAGGCTGCTTCCCATGGAGTGG